TATAAAGAAACACGTAAGGTTAGGGAAGATTTGCTTAGAATATTATTATCTGGTAAATCAGCTTACTCTGAAAATTTAAATCGTAGTAAAAAAGATTATGAACTTGTAAAATTAAACAGACCTTTTATTAGCGAAGAACATGCTAATATATTGTTCGATGCATTTGTTTTAGTCGGTAGAGTTAAAGCTGGTAAAGCAGTTACTGGTAAATCAATACATTCACATGCTATTAAATTTAATAAAGAAGATGATAGAGTGAGTGGTTTAACTGCTGGTGAAGTTATAGATCTATTAGTTAATAATGGATACAGGATGACCGAACCAAATACCCCTCGTTTTAGAAACCGTAATATAAAGCCTGGGCAGGCGGAAGTGATGGCTAATAAGCGTTTGTATTTAGCCGCACAAGGTAAGAATGTGGTTCTGATGTATGGTAACAATCAAATAGATTTAATGAATCCAGCTGATATAGAATTGACTAGAGAGCGTGCTGATTTCGTTAAATGGATTACTACAAATAAAAGGTATGCTATATATTTAAAAAGCAAGAGTCTAGGCTTAACCTTAGATGGTGGTTTCTTAGGTAAAAAGACGTTTCGTATAGGTAAGGGTGATGCCGCACTTGTTAGAAAAGGTAATGAATCATATAAGCAATTTATTATAAATAATAAGTTAGTTGAAACGGATGCTACTAGGGATGATCAAGGCATATTACATCGTGGTGTACGTGGTGAATCAAAGAATAAAAGTTTAAAAGACGTATTTGATAAAAACCCAAATAATATAAGAATGGGTATCGCCATATCATCTGAAACAAAACCCGATCATGGTTGGTTAGAGGATGGTAGTGGGAGTATAGTGAAGGGTACTGAGGGTTTGATGCGTAACCCAGGTAATATATTTGCTGTACTGAAAGATGAAGTATTTGACAGAGATCCAGTACTTAGTTTAAATCTAACAGATACATATGGTAACTTAAAAGTTAAAGTAGTTGGTGGTGAAAAGACTGGCAATAGACCTGTTGAGAATAAACCTATTGCACCTGCTATAAAAACTGTTGGTAATATAATATCTTTTGAAATCACAAAACAAGGGAAAGAATTAGAAACAGTAATAAGGGGTGAATCTGGTAAAGAGTTTCTTTTAGTATTTAGACAAGGCGGTAAAATAGATTTATTTTCAGAAAAAACTAAAGATAATACTTTTAAAACATCTGTTGAAACCCCAACTGCAAAACAGATAAATAATTTAGTAAATAAATACATACCATCTGATTTATTAAGCAAAATAAAACAATGGCAAAATGTCAAAGATCTTAAAGAAGAGGCTAAATATGAAAAAGAAGTTTTAGGTATTTATAATAAATATAAAACAACATCAGAGGTTTCCTCGGTAGTTGAAACTCCAATTGAATCTACTGCACCAAAAAGTGATTATCAAAAAACACCAGATCAAATTGAACAAGATCGTAGCAAAGGTAAAAAGAAAATAGAGAAAGAACCCACTTATAAGAATAGATTTTCTACAAAGAAAGAAAGGACTATATATAGTTTAGGTACTGGTAAAGTTGTAGCAAATGAAGATGTCATACCATCTGTTTCTAATGTCATAGAAGAAGCAATAAAAAATAAACAGAAGGTTGATGAAGTTATTTCTAGAGTAGGTGATTTTATAAGAACATATGGTGTATTAATTAGTTCTAAAGGCCCTAGTAGAAATAAAAATGTATATGATTATATAAGGGATAGATTTGAAGGTAGGACAACAAATACTTTAATTGAGGAATGGCAGATAGGTAAAAAAGAACCATTGCCAGAACCAGTGGAAGATAATGTAGTTCCCGATATTGGCGTGAATGATATTGAAGCAGACGAACCGACTGATATACCAGAGGGGTTACCTAGTTTAGATAATATACTCAAGAACTCTCCACTATTTGGCGGTATTGCAAAACAGGCCACTACTGGTCCATATAAAATCGCAGATATACACAAAGAGATACAATGGGCATATGATGTGGTTGGTATTGCAAAAGATGATTGGGTTGTCAAGGACAAATTAGTAGACCTTATATATGGTGGTAGAAAGAACTTTGCATTGTATAGTCAATCTGCTATTCTACTTTATAGAGCTGCAGAGGAAGGCACTGTTTATCACGAAGCGTTCCATAGAGTTACTTTAGGTTACTTTACTGAGAACGAACGTAAAAGATTATACCGTGCTGCTAGACAAATATATAATTTATCTACTGATAAATATACAGATAAACAAGTTGATGAATTCTTAGCTGATAAGTTTCAACAGTATGTTATATCGAATGAGACAAGGAAGGCTCCAGGTGCAGTACAAGGATTTTTTGAGAAGGTACTTGATTTTATAAAGAAGGTATTTTTTGGTAACAGGAGATTGAATGAGAATGAGGTAGATCAACTGTTCAGGCAGATAAACGAAGGTAAATTTAAGGATAGAGTTGTATTAGGTGAGAATAAAAACCTACTTGCTCCTGGTGAGTATATGACAAAGACTATTGTAGGTGGGTTTGAATTTAACACATTAAATACTAGACAGGAGGTCAAGGGATTAATCAAGGGTTTGACAGAAGCTTTGTTTAGGGTAAACAATGTTACCGATCCCAATGATGTTGGTGAATTAAAACACGGCCCGTTAGTTTCTGCTATAGAGAATTTAGTAGAACAGTTTGATGGCCTTGCTAATAATGAGAATGCATCAGAACAGGATAGATTAAATGCCGGTCATTTAAGAGAGGTATATAAAGAAGTTCTTGGTGTTAAAAATGCAGAGACCGGTATATATGATAATTATTCATATTTTATAAGACCGCAGATGGACTCCTTCCTGTTATCTATGGGTGTGAAACAAAAGGGTATCAAAGACTCGGATGATCAATACTTAATAGAAAGAGAGACTGATGTTGGAACTGACGAACAGGAGGCAATAACTGAGAAGGCTGGTAAGGTTGGTGGTAATTATACTAAGGCATCTTATGAAATGAATAAGAAGGAGAATGCCCTTGCCAGTATGAAATTCATGATAGCGACTTTACATGAATTAAGTCATATAGATGAGAATACCGGAGAACGTGTGTTTGAAAGAAACAGTATGACGCAGATGGGTACATTTGTTGACTTTTCTAAAACATGGTCTAAGGTATATAACGCATTATATTATCTTAATCATATAGATGATATGATAGATGAACTGAAGTTTCTTGCAGAGGAAGAAAATTATTCACCTTTCGCGGAATTAGCGGAACGTTTAGAGAATTCATCTGAAATGACTAAGAATCAGTTTGTTGTTACTATACATTCTTCTAAGCACGACTTTATAAATTTCTCGGCCTATGTAACAGAATCAGAAGGTGCTAAAATTAAAATGAATAAATCTGCTTTCAACGATGCTTATTTTAGTGAAGTAGGTGTCTGGAATGAAAGATTTTTCATGGATGATGATATTGTTAAAACTGGTAAAAGTCCAGATGGTTTATATAGAACCTATTTTAAAGATGAGTTCTTTGAAAATTTAGCTAGTGATTACGAGGATTTAAAAATAGAATTACAATCTGTTATAGATGAAGTAGATAATCAAAAGAAAGGTAATCGTGATAGTTATATAGAAAAGAACACCAAGGAGTATATAGGTAAAATACTTGATCTATTAGATAGATTCAATATAGTTGTTGACGAGAATACAATACGTAGTATAATTTCTGATATAAACGGTGAGAGTATTGATAACGATTTAGATAGGTTGAGTAATTATTTAATAACCGAGTTAAGACATATATTCTCCAGTAGCTTACCGGCTGCAGCAGCCGCAGAAAGTAAACAAGTAGATCGTAAGGCTACTGAGTTATTTAAAAATACTGTTATATTAGATCTGGCACGTGCTTATATTAAGGGTCATCCCGAACTTATAAGTGATATGCAATTAGGCCCAGATAAACACATATATAATACTTTTTCAGAACCTAGTCATGCCACAGAAGTGCAAAATAGGATAAACAATGAAGAGGAGTATGTAGAAAAGAGGCTTAAATTAATTTATAATAAACGTAGTAGATTACTGAATGATCTTACAGATGAGAATTCTAGGAAGAATTTTGGATTGAGGACATATAGTTATTTACGTGTTAAAGAAAAGGGTTCCAACGATAAGGGACGTGGTTTTCTTCAGATAACTGAATTAGAGGACTTCCTTATAAAATACTCTTCTATGTATAACGCAGAGGAATCTTTATTACCACTACCAACGTTACCTAGAAAGACATATTTCTTTATGTCTGGCGCACGTAAGTTTGGTAAGGTAATGGTGGGATATAAGGATGGTACTATTACGTTCTCTAAAGAAGTATTGGATTATTTTTATGATGCGTATTTAGATGAATTAGAGAGAATAAACAATGCCATAGAATTAAGGGAAAAATATAAGAATGCTACTGGTGAAGAAAAGGAGAGTTTAAAGGATGATCTGGTAAAGAACTATCATTATTCTGGTGACTTTAATTTATCTGCTGGTAACGCATATAATTTTATACACTTTGAAGGATATGAGGTAAATAAGAAGAAGGATGCCAAAAGTCAACCAAGATTAAGTAAGGCTGCTTTTAATAATAGAATAAATAAAACATTAAACGAGGTAGTAAAGGAGAATCTAGAATATGCAATGAATATTGGTGCTATAAGGTATTATACTAATTCAAATGAGTATGATCCGGGTATGCTCGATCGTACAACTGTAGATGAATATACTACAGAGTATGAAAGTGAACATATTGGTACAATAGGTGCTATTGCTGATTTTGCTTTAAACTATATGATGGCTACTGTAGAATCAGAAAAGGTATTTTTAGGTGATCCCGCATTCTTTAGTAAGAGTAAGGCTACTGGTGAGGTATTTGAAGATTTGTACAAACGTTGGTTTGGTGTAGGTTCGTCTGGTGAAATTTATGTAGAAACATCTGAATCTGAACAGGATACTTCTTATAATGTATTAGTATTAAATACTCAAAAATTTGAATCTAAATTTTACAACGCCCTATATGATAGGCATTTTGAATTATGGACAGATTATCTTACTAAGAATAATAAAAATAAAGAGGATAAAGATAAGTTATCACCAGATAAAATAATAGAAAGAGCTGCTTATCTAGCAGAGACAAGGTTATCTGCGTACAAAGATGTTGATCCCACCGATGGACAGGCGTGGATAAGTCCTACAATGTACAAAAGTATGTTGAAGAGGAGTGGCATGTTTTCTCCTAAAGTAGAAGAGGCCTTTAATCTATTGATGTCAGAGAAAGAATTAGATTCATCTGAGAGACTTAAGGCACTTAATGTAGTATTAAACCCTCAAAAAACAGTTTATGTAGGCACTCAAGAAAGAAACGGTTTAGATGTCCCCATATATGATAAGATGTCTATGACAGTTTTATTCAAAGGTATTGTTAAAGATACTCCATTAGAAGATTTATACAATCGTATGGAGTTAGAAGGCAAGTACGCAAATAATGATAACTTACAGAAGGTACATGTTGTTAACTTTGATAGCGCTATTAAGATTGGTGGTAGAAGGGGGTATGACTTATTTGATGATCGTAATACCAGAGTTTCTACTAATGATTTAACGGATGTATATACTACAAAACAATACTGGAAGAACTTAAGGAAACAACAAGTCACTGATCCAAAAGATGATTTTACTTCTCAGACTGTAGGTACACAGGTTTATAAAGTAACTAGTGCAAATATAGTAAAGGATCAATCATACGGTGAATACGAAACTGGTATGGACCTTCTTAACTCACTAACGAAATCTCGTGTAGCCCTTAGTAATTTCGGTAGGAATGAAATAGAAGCTACGTTGGGTGTGAAGAATGGTAGAATGTCCAATGTTAATTTAATTCGGATGTTAAGGAGAGATGCTGAAAGTGCAAAGAAATCTGATGATTTCATAAACGCTCTTAAAGTAGATTCTGAGACAGGTCGTAAATATCTTGAATTGGATGCTTTCCCTGATAGGAGATGGGTATATTCCAGGTTAATGAGATTGATTACTGAAAACACGGTTGATTTAAAAACACCTGGTGCACAGTTAATTCAATCGTCTGACTATGGATTTACTAAGATTGGCATAGACGAGGAATTGATATTCAGTACGCTTGATGAAGGTAGTGAAGTGGCGCATCAATCTGAATGCAGGGTGTCTATTAGGATGTTTAAGCATCTTATTAATAATTATTCTAAGTTGACCCATGAACAAAGAGTGGCTGCATTAAAAGGTCTTGAAATACCTTTGCTTGGTTATCGTATCCCTACACAGGGTCAAAACTCTGTTGTTAGTTTAAAGATAAAAGAATTTCTACCGGATGCTGCTGGTGACGTAATACATTTGCCCCTTGAATTTACCGCACTTACAGGTTCTGACTTTGATATAGATAAGTTGTTTGTCATGTTTCATAACTTTGAGAAAAATGAAAACGGTAAACTAGTCAAGTCCACCTTTGATTCTGATATGTCAGATGCTGCTGTAGAGAAGAGATATAATAAAAAGATAAAGGAATTATATCAAATATATAAGAAAGATCAAGGTGTTGTAAGTAGGGAAGTTTTTGATAAATTACGTAGTCTTGGTGCTCATGGTAGGAGGAATATAACCGATGCTGATATACTTGAATCTATAAATGACATCTATTCAGATAGTGTTGTAGAATTAAGGAACGCGTTAGATGAGCATGGTATGTTACTAGATGCTTATAATAAAGCAGGTAATAACCAGGTAAAAGACTCTATATATAGTGAGATACTCGATAAAGAAGTTGTAATAGAAGACATATTATCAAAGAATAACTTACGTGAAAGTGTACGGGAAGAAACAAATAGTATTGTAGAAAAAGCTACTATGCCTATCAAGAAAGAAGTTTTGATAAATGCTGGTAAAATTGGTACTATTGAAGAATTCTCTAAGTTATCAATTGAAGAACAGAATACTAGTAAGGCTAATCAAAACAGGATTATAGATATATTTCATACTGTTATTAGAGATAAGAAACATCACCTGAGTGCTTCACAACCACTTGGTGGTATAACAGACTCATTAAAGAAATATGCTAGTGAGGTAGAAAGGAAAGAAAGCGGTGGTAAGGTAGCTAGATTGGGAGCACTTCGTTCTACTGCACCTAAATATCAATCAGAGGCTAAGTTTAAATTCATGACATCAGATGAAGGCATTGGTCCATTTGCTCTTATGAATGCCCACCACTCATTGACTCAGATGGCTAATCTTAAAATGAAGACATCTATCAAATACGATATCGCTGAGAATGGTGTGGTACCTTTAAATTTAGTAGTTGGTAGGGATAATATCTATATAACAGACTGGTTGTCCACTATGATAGATGCCCACGTTGATGCTCTTAAAGACAATTATATAACTAAGCTTAATGTGAATGGTGCAACCTATGGATTTGTAGGGTTGATGCTCAGACTTGGTTATGGTATGCAAACATTTGAATTTGTATCACAACCAATATTAAAAGAGTATGCCAGAGAGTATTTTAACATGGGTGGCAGGATAAAGGAAGAGGACGAAGATGGTTCTGATAATGGTAAAATTGCAGATCGTGCATTCAATAGGGTTCGTAATAGGTATCTTATCAAACTAGGTGTTGGCGAAGGTGAAGAATTTAGTTTAGCAGATGATAATTTTAAAAACTATATTCCTTTTGAAAAGCTTATAAAGGATAAAAAGAATTTAGATGGTGACCTAAATCCAGATCTTAAAGATAACATTGATAGAAATTTAAGACAGTTAAATGTTTTACACCATTTCAGGAAGATATTAAAGGAAGATTCAGATCCTTTGAATAAGTTAGTAATAGAAAGTAGAATAGACACTAAACAAATTGGTGCCACTCCTAGTGAACAAAGGTTTACTTTGAATAAACTAATGGAGATAGAGGAGAGTGGTAAATTCCCAGGTATGAAGCGTTTGCTTGATACTAGTGGTGAATATACAGAGAATGGTACTATGTTGTCTCCGTTACTAAAGAACAGCGTGTTGTATATGCAGGACCTGCTTAGTGATAATACAGTATATGGTTCAAAGGGTTTTGATGATTTATTTTGGAAGGTATTATACTCCATACCAGGTAGTTCTACTATGAGGATATCGGGTATTAATAATATAGTAGAAGAAATGTTCACTCACTTCGTAGGTGAATTCTTTGGTGATCCATATAATGGTATAGGTATGAATAAGGAAGGACTTGAGAAATTACTCCTAAATGGTAGAACGTCTGTATTTGCCGTACTTAGTAAAGTAAGGAAGAAGTCATTTAAACAATACGAGGACTTAAAAAACAACAGGTTCTTGGGTTTATTTAGGATAGATAGTAAAACAGATGTTCCAATAGAGACGTATCTCAGAATACCATTTGTTTCTACTGCTGATAAGTGGACTAATGATGATTATATAGAGGATTTTCTTGAATTATTTACATATCCTGATCCAGATGTGAAGATGTTAGCTCGTGAGTTATATCTATATGCATTTTATACCACTGGTTTTAAACCTAAGTTTCGTGGGTACGTTAAACATATTCCAAATAGTGTATCTAAAGAACTAATAATGCAAGGGCCAGATAAAAACGATCTTTCAAAAAGAGCGTGGAATAAGGTTAGTTTCAATGAATATATATACAATCTCATTAATGAATTAAATAGCAATACAGCTACTGCTAGGCATTTGCATGCAATAAAACGTAGTGTAATTGCTGACAATTGGTATAACAAGTGGTTTGTTCCTGATGCTACTTCCACTTATAAAGAGGATGGTAAGCCCTACTATTACAAAAAAGATGAGGTTGGTCTAGTTGAGTTAAATATCAACGAGAGTTCTAAATACAGTCTTGGTAAAAACACTGATGGTGATAATATATATGCACATTTTATAACTTTAAAAGGTGTAGCAAGTTATCATAATTCTATACCTACTGGTGCCATTGGTTCAGAGGTAAGTGAAATGGAGAAACCTTTCATGGATGCTGAGCAGGATGAAGTTGGTAATATGCAATTAGGTTTATTTGAATTTATTGGTTTGAATATGGAGAATGGTAATCCAATATATAAACCTATAAACAAAAAAGGTTTTTATGAAAAAGGTTCATTGTTAAAAGAAACTGGTATTCGTGATAGACAGTCTATAGTTAAACAAAATAATTTACGTACACAATTGTCTGATACACAGGTTGTAAAATTTGCAGAACAGAAGATACCTGCGTTTAAATCCATACCATTTGATAATCAACAAATAGTAGACAGGGCGCTTGTACAGAAAGAAGAGTATGTACAGAACCTTGCAATTGAATTGATGGAAGAACAAAGAGGTGAAAATAAACGTATAATGGATGCTACTGTATTTGATGAAGATGTGGCAGAAACGCCTTCTATAGATGTTAAAAAAGAAGTTAAAATAGACACAGATAATGCTGATATTAAATCTAATCCAGAGTCTTTATCTAACTATGCTAAACCAATAGTTATATATGTAGACGGTTCTGTGACAGATAGAAAAGAAAGTTATGGTTATGGCTCATGGGCCGAATACAATGGCAAGGAGTATCAATTAAGTGGTGTAAAAGAAGATGTTGATGCACAGTTAAAAGAAATACTACCAGAGAATGTATTCAACGATCTAATGAAACAAGATCAGTTCAATCCATCTGTTGAGTTACTGGGGTTAATAAACACACTTGAACAGTTCCAAAATACTGCTGAACATCTGGTAATACGACAGGATTACATAGGTAGTGTTTCATACATAGGTCTATCAGATAGGGCTAAGGATGATCCACATCGTCAGAACTGGAAAGCAAAACAACCACATATTCGTTTACTTGTTGATAGAGCCGTTTCATTAATTGAGAAGATAGAAAAGAATGGTGGATCAGTGAGGATATTCTATATACCGGCACATAACAATAAAGCTAAATGGGCCGAGTATGTTAAGAAGTATTCAGAACAGAAGGAGATTGTACTTAATGAGGATCATGTGAATCGTGGTGTAGTTGGTAACAATATGGCAGATAGGTTAGCGGGTGATGTTGTAAAGAAAAATACTTTCAAAGGACTTGTCTCTAGTTTAGAGACGTCTAGGGAGATGGGTGTAAAGAGTGGTTTTGAAAAAACAGAACGTGAAGATGAAGCTGGTAAAGATCAGAAGGATAATAAATGTAAAAAATAAACAATGGGAAACTTATTTTGTCCAATAACAGATAACGATGATTTCAGAGAAATGCTTGAGGCATTTAATGGAGACGAGAATTATATTTACTATCTTTATAGAGAGAATAAAGGTAATCCTCTTTACCTAGATCATAAAGGTGAACCAAGTGTTTTATTTGATGAACTGCTTGGATATACCGATGGTGATAGGTCTGCAGCTTTACGTTTAAAATCTACTTTTTACAATTATAGTTTCAGGGACGAGTTTGGTGATTGGTTATCACATGATTACTCCCCCGCTGAACATGATGTATATGAAAATGGCGAACCATTAATGGATAACATCTTAGATATGACAATGATGGAAGATAAGAAACCCGGTCATATGGATCCTCGTATACAAACTGAGATAGATAAGTATAATAAAAAAGGTGTTGATGGCGATGCCTTAATAACGGATTTAAATAACCCATATGGTTGGGATATTGAAAAAGAACTAGGTTTAATAGAAAGATGGGAGACTATAGAAGGTGAAGTACTTAAAAGGAAGCACTTAAAAGGTTTTTCATGGAATAAAGCAATGGCCTTAATACGTAGGGTAGAATCTATGGGTGGTTTTGCAGTACCTGTGGATGTATTTACTGAGGGGAAGACTTTAACTGGTGTAAAGGTTGGCTATAAAATAGGCAGGCCCGTTAAGAAAGCATCTGATAAAGTTGTTACTGGTAGTAATGTAGAAATAGCTGGTCAAGAGTTTATTGTTAATGCAAGAGATTCTCGTAAGATAAGTTCTACTTTATATCAGATGACTAAAGACACAAATATAGATGCCATGACATGGTTGTCTAGAATGACGGGATCTTATTCAAACGTATTTAATTCAAATCCATTACTCAAAGAAACTGCAAATCTTTTTTTAAATAACAGAAAGAAAGGCAATAATATAAAGGTTGTAGTAAAAGAGAAACAAGATGATCATCTTGCTACTCAAAATTATTACATGACATATGATGGTCCTACAAATACAATTAATCTTTATCTAGATTCTATATTAGAAGATCCTACACAAGCAGGTTTCGTAGCTGGTTTTTTACATGAAATAAACCACGCTCTTCTTTCAGATGCGTTAGACAACCAAACAACAGATGCAGAAAAGCAATTTGCACGAAACATGTCTCGTATATTTGATTATGTAAAATCACATAAAACTTTAAGTAAAACTGTTAATCAATACGGTTTAAGGAATATTGATGAGTTTCTTTCTGTGTTCATGACAGATTCTAAATTTGCTGCAGATTTAAAAAAACATATCATTCCCGATAGTACAAAAACCTTTTATCAAAAGATAGTAGATGCGATAGTTCACTTCTTCTATAGATTAACTAATCATAGAATAAGGGAAGAGAAGGGTGAGAATTTACATGATTATGTTAAGGGTACTGTAACTGATTTTATAAATAGTAGAACTTCATATTATAGTTCAAAGAATTATAAGGAAGGTCAGGCATATAAAGCACATAAAGCTGCTATCACAAACAACTATAAAAGCGTACAAAGCATTGTAAACAAAGATGACCCAGATTCTTTTGTAAAGGCATTGAATGGTTTGAAAGGTTTATTTAAAATAGTAGCTACAGAAGAAGAGCATACGTATACTGAAAAGGAGACTGGTACTCCATATAATAGTGTTACAAAATTAATGGCGGATAGTGGGTACGGTATATCAGAATCTCGTCTTGCAAAGTTAGCTAATTTGAAAAGATCTAGCAAAATAGGTACCCTGACTCACCGTGGTCTTGAGGCTGCCGCGAAAGATATTGCAATGACACCCACTGAAATAGACATACTTAAAGAAGCCGGGTTTGTATTGTCAGAAGACTCTGTTGGTATGTTAAAGAACATACTAGATGATATAAAGAAAAGTACAACACCCCGTGGTGGTAAAATAACAGTATTATCAGAGGTGTTCATTAGTGATCCTGATAAGAATTTAGCAGGTACAATAGACCTTGTTATTATAGATGATAGTGGTAGGATACATATATTTGATTTTAAAACAAAAGAGAAGGGTTTTAAATGGTATAATACTAGTAAATTTGGTCCAACTGATATGGAAAAATATCATTTACAGTTGGGTATATACAAACACATGTTAGAGAAGTTTCTCAACGTACCTATATTTAGTATGAATGTTGTGATGTTAAAACCAACCGTTGCTGATGATTTAGTAGGTAGTATTTCTTTAGATAAATCATTCTCAAAAACTGGTATAGATACATTTAGTAAAGAAGAACCGTCAGTACGCAAAGTATATGGGGAAGCTGCTAAGATGTTCAAATGGTCTAGTGCTCAAGCTAAATTAGTAGAAGAAGCTAACTATAAAGATTCTATAGAGTATAAACTATTAGATGCGGATTCAAGAAAGGTTTCAGATCTTGATAAAATATATGAAGATACAATAAAGATTTTAAATGACAAATTAGATGTCATACGTAGGAGATACGCCTATTCAAAAACACGTAGCTTTGAAGAATTTGTAACAGAAGTTACTCAAGAACAAACCTCATCTGCTGCGTTGTTAGCTATAATAAAATATGCTCAAGAAGTATCTGATCAATTATTAAGGAAACACGATGGTATGAAAAGAAGAGGTGAAACGTTTACTCCTGCAATGTTAATGGAATGGCGTGACTATATAACTTCTTATGATACATTGGATCAATTGGGTGTTTTACTTAGGGAAGATAAAAACTTGCTTGGTAATCCCATTGCACTTGAAATATTATATGGTACCAAACAGGAAGATGGTACTTATAAGGGTGGTTTAATACCAAATAAATTAGCAATAAAAGATATATTTGAAAAACAAGGTAAGGTTGCTATAGCTCGTTTACTATCACCCTTCTACAATGGTATAAAAATACGTAGGAAAGAAGAGCTTGAAAAGAAATATAGGATAGCTAAATATAGATATGAAAAGGGCAAGGGCGATCGTACTTTAAAATCTGGTGTATATAACGCCGATGAAACATTATCAAAGAAAGAGATTGATATGTTCAATCAAGGTGTATCAATGAAAGATTTTGTTGAATCTAATTTAGAGAAGGAAAAAGCTGCGTTAGAGCAAATAACGTATGAAACTTTACTAAAGGAACTTAGCATAGCTGCACAAGATGTAAATGAAATAACAAGGTGGGTAGTTAACTTACAGGATACTGCTGATCCCATTGCAGCCGCAGTTGTCACAGCATGGACCAAACAAGATGAGAAGAGTAGGGTACAGGCTATAGAAAAGAGAATAGAGATAGTAAAGGCCTTACGTAAGGTTGAACAATTCAAAGGTAAAACATCTTTTACTTCTGAAAAGAATATGTGGTCCGGTCTGTTAGAGAAGGATGAAAGTGGTGTATTGACAAATCATTTACTACGTCCTTGGGTATCTAAATTAGATGAAGAAGAGAAGGCTATTAGAAAAGCTAACAAAACAAAGACGGACGAAAAGGCAATTGAGGATACAAAGGCGTGGCTAACAACTAACTTTCCTTTGGAGAATCATATGGATGAATACTTATATGCATTTGAACAATATTTAGAATCCTTAGTTCAACAAAAGTTAATAACCGCTGTTGAAAAAGAGTCCCTTTATGATAACGAAGATATTAAACATAGGCCTATTAGTGCTTTACTTGAGGACGGTGAGATAGGTGATGATGCTGCTGATTATGCTATGACATGGAAGGGTAGGAATAGGAAGTTATATTCTGATATACATGAAAAATGGGTTAATCCACAATGGCTTGCTTTTATGAAAGAAATTGGTGTGGATACAACTAAAACGTTTGCTGCACAATTAGAGGATGTTAGGAAATCAGATAACCCAATGGCTCAATTCTACACTCTCATTACTGGGATGTTAGAAGAGGCTGATAGTATGTTACCATATAATTATAGACTTGGATATAGATTACCAGGTATACCAAAGACTAAGAATGAAAGGATACGTGAGGGTCAAAATATTAAGACAGCAATAAAGGAAAATTTAGCCCTTAACTTTACACGTAAGCAAGAAGACACCACCTATCAGACTGCTCAGTTTACTGATGAGAAGGGTAATCCGAAATACTTTTTACCAATACATTATACAGCACCGTTAACTGTTGATGAACAATCATACGATTTGCCAACTATATATTTCAAATTTTGGGAAGCATCAAATGATTACCACAACAAGAGAGAGGTACTACCAGAACTTGAAATGGCTAAGTATTTTGTAGAAACTAGGAAAACAGAACTACGTGATTCCTTTGGTAGACGTGTTGTTAGTGTTATAAGGGGCAATAGACCCAGGACTGAATCTGATGTTGCAATAAAGAACACAAGTAATCTTGCTGCAATGTTAACAGATTGGTTTGAGGTATATGTATATGGTAATACTGTAGTAAAATCAGAAACAAAGATCAGTGATAAAACTATTATAGACAATCAAAAGTTAGTTGATGGTTTGAACTCATTTACTTCATTAAACCTATTAGCACTTAACGTAGTACAGGGCATTGCTAACCTTGCGATAGGTGAGGTTATGACACAGATTGATGCAATAGCAGGTGAATATATAGGTAAGAAAAGTTTAGCAAAAGCCAGTGCTAGATATGCAAGATGGTTACCGGGTATGTTAGGGGATGTTGGTGCAAGAGCCCCTAAGCATGTTGGTTCATTGATATTAGAGGCGTTTAATGCATTGAATGAAGATGTTACCAGTGGTGCAAATTTTGCAAACATAACTAAGTTAAAGGCACTAATGACAAGGTCATCGCTTGGCTTTGCACAGTTCGCAGGTGAGCATTGGTTACGTGCCAGGTTAATATATGCGTTTCTCTATGAGAAAAGAGCGTTTGATAAGGATGGCAATGATATAGGGCCAATGATAGAGCAGTATTATGCAGAGAACGGTGTGCTTAAATTAAAAGATAATGTAGATTTAAATAAGAGTGAATGGACTGAAGACGATGTGTTTAGATTTACTAGGAAGTTTCAGGGTATTGCTACAAGATTACATGGTGCATACGGTCTACACGAACGTGTGGCTGCTCAAAGGTTTATGTTAGGTAAATTAGCCTACTTATTCCGTAAATTTGTGATGCCTGGTGTAACACGTAGGTACGGCAAAATGGAGTATATTGAAAGACTACAGCAGTCTACTGAAGGTAACTATGTTACCACTTGGAAGTTCTTCTCTAACCTACTGAAAGATACACAGGGGTTCAAGTTAGCATTGATGGGTGAGAATTGGGCCGCATTGAGTGATCATGAGAAAGCTAATATAAAGAGGACTATGGCAGAATTAACTTACCTAGTATCTATAATTATACTTGCTAACTTTGCTTATAGGAACTGGTCTGATGAAGATGATCCAGCTGAACGTAGGTTTTGGGCTTTATTAGCATATCAAACGTATAGGTTAAAAGCCGAGTTACTTTTCTGGTCACCGAAGTTAGATGAAACGGTTTCACTTTTAAGATCTCCTTTAGCATCTATGTCTCAGTTAGAGAATTTGATAAGGCTAATGAAGAATATGTTCAGTCCTACTGAAGTATATGAGAGAGGGCCGTGGAAAGGTCATTTAAAAATAGAAAGAAACTTGGTTCAATTCATACCAGTGTACAAACAGTATTATAAAATTCGCGACGTAGAGGAACAGATACAATGGTTTAGGTAGCAATTATTTGAAGTTTGCGTATGGAAAAAAAGGGGGTCTATGCCCCCTTTTCTATTTCTTCTAATTTGTCAAGCATTCTTTCAACATCCTCCTCATCGGGATAATCAAAATCAGCATCTTCAGTTTCATTTACTTTAAAACCTATTTCTTTTTGAATCTTACCTTTAGTATTTAAACTATTGAAAGATTTAAAAGCACCGTGATTATCAAAATAAATAACTTCTGCTATTGCATCTCTTATTGCTATCTTTATACAATCAACAGTTCTTTTATTTACTTTAATCAATTGTTTTGTAATTTCAGCAAAATCAATTCTATCCCTATATTCCTTTGGAGTCATTACTTTAGTCATCTCAAGTAACACTCTATCATCTTTTTCGTCAAAGTTATAGATTTGTTCAAATCTACCGGGTCTATTCAACAAAAAATCTTTCATACCACTTGTTGAATTAACCAATGCTAATATTAATATATTATCCCTACTACCAGCACCATCTAAAAAAGATAACAAATCTGCATCTTGTAATTGATAATTTGAACATTTCTCAAATTCATCCAAGATGACTACTATCATTTTATCTGGTTGATTTTCACGTACAGAATCTACTAAACTTGTCAAATTGTATTTCCAGAATTCATTTGTTATTAATGCTATAGCATTATTTGTTTCAACCATTTTTTGTGCGAGTTGTCCTGCCAAATAAGTCTTACCAGTTCCTGGATCACCAGTAAACATTAAACCTAATTTATGTAATCCATTTAATGCTTTCCTTGCAGAAAACATTTCTGGCATTACAAAATCGTCTATGTAATCATTTATTTTTTTGAATATACCTACACTTAAAATATTCGTATTTTTGTACCTATCTGTTCTATCAAAATACATAGCCATACCATGCATTTCTCGTACTAAATTTACTGTATAAACAGCTGATTCTAAATTCGGTAATATACCATCTGGATTACCATTTATTAATTTAAATTTGTTACCTTCTTTTATAAACATGTTAAATTTGTTAATTAAAGTAAAAGGGGGAGAATCACCTCCCCCCTATACTACATTCTAATACACACAAACATAAATCGTTGTACACGCATTTTAGTGCCTATTTAAGGCACTTTCGTGTTTGAGTGATAGTTTTACCTACCCCTATATATAAAATGTCTTAGAATTAATTAAAACACCTCTACCATTCAATACCGGTTGTAGTTGTATAACCTGACATCCAGTTAGGTATCCACCAAGTTTTGTTATTTGGGTATTCACGAGATATTTTATTAATTCTTTCTTTCTTTTCTGCAACCTCTTTTAGAGCCTCTTTTCTAACCTTGCGATCAGTAAGTCTCCATACAAGAGCTTTGAACCATCCCATTTCTGTCTTGGCAGATAGTTCGCTTTCAAGTTCAGTTACTCTTTCTTTAAGATCAATAATTTCCTGCTTACGAGCCTCTTCAATTGCCTCATCGGTTTTATCTTTCTTAACCTTTCTAAGTTCTTCTTCTAATTCATCAATTTGTTCTTCGAGTGAATTAATGGTTTCAGACATATTCTTGCGAATCTTTTCCTTAGCATCATTAACATCTTTCTCAAAATTCTTTTTGTCAAATTTAGAATTATCTTCTGTAACTCTTAACTTGAACTCATAATCATTTTTTAACTTATTCTTTTCAATATTAAGTTGATTAATCTGATCTTCTAGATTTGCAACATCAACATTTAATTTTTCAGATTCTTCCTTACGAATCATTTCGATTACATCAGACAAGTTTTTATATTCTACTGTTTTATCAGATTTACATTCAACAAGCATACCATAGCCATTGTTTGTATATCTATCTTTTCCTTTTTCAGTTATTACTTTAACAACTCTTTCAGTTTCTTCCTTAATAGTTTTTACTCTTTCTTTGAGTTCATCAACTTGCTGTCGTAATGCACCAATTGTTTGGTCTTTATCACTAACACTTTTTTCTAAGGCTATAAGTTCTTTTACTGATACTTCTGCCATTCCTGTTACAATACTACCTTTCTCCTGCATAGTGTTATTTATTATTTGTTAATTTGTAAAAAATGATTCGATTTCTATTTCACCCATAATGTATTCACATATAGAGTCAGCATCATCGACTGCTGTCATACAAAGACGTGCTCTTAGTTCGCTTTCTAATTTCTGATAACGTTTATAGCAATCATTTACATTAAGAGATTTTTGTGCTAATTCTAAAAGTAATTCGTCAACATCTTCTTTATTACTTTTTTCTATTTCTTTAATAGTCTCCTCAGGATTTCCAAAATAATCTACTGCACCGCTTATAACAGAGCGATCGCTATATTGTTTTGAATTAATTATTAAATTTTCATCAATCTCTTTTACTTTACCTATTAATATAGAAATCGCTTTCATTTTATTAATATGGTCTTCTTGTTCTTTCTTTAATTTTATAACTTCTTCGTGAGTAGAAAAGTTATCTTTAATTCTTTCTGCTTCTTCAAGTAATTCAATTTTTACTTTATTGAATTCCTTTTCCAACATTGGTTCAAGTAGGTTATAAAAGTGATCTACTTGAGTCTCATTTAAAATCTGAATTTTAGGCATTGCTTATAATTTGTTATTAATTAACTTATACAAAGTCAAGGTTTATATTTGGAAAATACAAAGGGGACTTTCGTCCCCCTGTATGCTTTATGTTATAGGTGTTACTCTATATACTTCTCTTGGTTTGACATAATTATATATTTTTTTCAATCTCAAATTTTTAGTAAATAATATTTCTTCGAGGCTGTCTTCTTCGTCTTCATCATTTATCTCATCCCAAAAGTATAGTAATTTGTTTTTATACTCCCAACTAATAGAATCAAAATCTCCTTTAAGTATACAAAAATAATCAGTTTTATACTGATCTGGAATTTCATATACAAATACGAAATCTTCATCTCGTTGGTAAGTTCTTATTGGATTGTTCATAGTTCCGTATGGTTCTTCATTAATAGATTTAACTACTATTATATAACCATCGTTCTCTGGTTCATAATAATCAGAGGTATAAGTATCTATGAAATCGTCGTTTAAAATATTGTTATATTTAATATCATCATTGAATATCATTGCCAGCATGAACCTAGTTGTGTTTGTTTTCCTTAAGTTCAGTGAATTCATATTATATCTTTTCTGTCATTCTACCTTCATAATAAGCTCTAGTAAAATCCCATTTATCATTCTCAAAATGCCATTTCAGTTCTCTTAACAACGGTATTATTTCATCTAATCCTTTTGTTAATTGTTGTTCTGTTATTTCAAAAACTTTTACTTCAATGGGTTCATTACTAGCTACTGCAATAATGTAAGTACTTTTTTCATATTCATCTAAATTTTCATTTGGATATTTATTTAAAAAATACCATTGTATTGCAAGCCAATAGAAAGTTAATTGCCTATAATATTTATATTCTACAAATTTATCTTTAAATTCTGGTAAGTGACTAGTTGTTTTTAAATCAACTATTGTCACTTTTTTGTTTTCAAAATCTATGATTATTCTATCCAACATAGATTTACATTCAATTTTGTCCGGAGTTTCCCAATAAATCTCAAATTCATTAGCAATAAATAATTTTTCTGTATTGCCAAATGTAGAATGTTGTTCATTATACATTAATTCTTTTGCTTTCTCATGTTCTAATACACGAGTTCTAGATTCATTGAGTTGATTTCTCATAGAACTGGATAAAATTCCAGTATATATTGGACTTAATTTAGTATATTTTATAAAACTATCGTAAGTTTTTGCTAATTCTTTTGCTTTTTCCAGAACTTTCTCATCATTTTCCTTTGTAGCATATGCCTTTTTATATGCTTTTATTAACTTTTCATCCTTAGTTCCCTTCTTTGCATGTGCAAATGATTCACAAAATTCCTTTTGTTGAGAACTTTTAGGTGTATCATAGTCAAGAAAAATATAATTTTTGTCAAATTCCTCTGGTTCTAATAGATATTGATGTGTTTGTTCTCCTTTTTCAAAATAAGATTTAGTATCCTCTTTTATTTCTTTATCAAACATCAATTTGAAAAATTTGGGAGATTTTTGAAACCATGATAATGAAGAGTTACTTACTTTTTTTATTTTGTAATACTCTTTCATTTTTAATTTTTATTATTTCAATTATTTCATCGATTTGCTTTTGGTTTCTTGGCATATATAAATCGACTCTAATATTATTATCCATAAGATATTTTTTAAATAATTTCCACTTAATTGGGAATACATCGTTTGGATTCCCTTTAGTTTCTATTATCCAAGTGTCACCAACAAAGTCTGGAGTATAATTTATACTCCTTATATGTTCCCTCTGTGGGCCAAAATATCTCGCACCTTTCTTTTTATAAAGTTCATAGCTATCATTCTTGAATTGAAATGATGGCACTAATTCAAAAGTTATCTCTTCATAAGTAAAATTTATTTTTAATTCTTTTAATTTTTTATAGCAATATAATTCTAGTTTGCTTTTGAAAGTTATACCATAATAAGATAAAATCGTAGCATTACGAACTTTCTTGTTTATAACTTTCTTTCGTTTCATTTAATATCTCTTTAATAATATTTTCAGCAGCTTCTCTACCAAGTTCTTTTATTACATCACTTATATCCTTAACATTATATAAAATACGTCTATCTAATGATATATAAGTATATTCTAAATTATATTTTGCAGATAATTTTTCAGCAGCGTCCCAACCTGGAGAATCATTGTCAAAAAGTATTACTATTCTTTTAAATCTATCTTTTAGATTTTCAATTACCTTTTTTGGTATGGATGCATTTTCACTTTGTGGAGATATAGATAAATATCCCAAAGTATATAGCACCATTACATCTTTTAAAGATTTTGTTATTATTAATAAATCACCTGCTTCTGGTAATTGTTCCCATCCTTGTATATCATACTGGCCACAATTATTACGCCATTTATTTAATTTGTTTACTGAATATGGCCTATATATTTTAAACTTATTAAATATTTTATATGCATACATTGGATCATCTTTAGTATATTTAAATGGTTGTTGTATATCATTTACCCAAAAGCTTTCTATTGGATATACATTATACTTTTTTAAAACCTCTCTATCTATACCATACTTATTCCAAAATTCATCATCTGTTTTTGTGAAATTTTTACGTTTTATACCTATTACCTTGGATGGATTTTTTGGTTCTATTTCCATTCTTGGTTTCCTTTGTTTAATCTTTTTTGTTAATATTAAATCATCCCATATCTTTTCTAAAGCTTTGTGATAACTTAAATCAAACATTTTTTGTACAAATTTAGCTACATTACCAGTTTCACCAGTTGCGAAATCTTTGTACATTATTTCGTTTCTTTTAGATCTAAACAATGACCAAGATGGATTATTATCCTTTCTAAAAGGAGATGATATAGGGCCATTTACTTTAACTGGACTACCAATATAATAAGAGTATATATGATACTCATCTATTATATTAAGTATCTTTTCTAAAGTAACATCATCTGTAACTGTTAGTGTATTATACATTATAATAATATAAATAGAGGGCGATGTTACTCGCCCCCTATGAGATATATTAGAACGGCAATTCACTTGCTGAATCAACCGTGGTTGTTTCTGTATTTAAATCTTCTACTTTTGTAAAAGGATTTTCCTGTACAACAGGTTCAATGTCAGCTCTTTCTTTAACCATTTTATCAATTGATAAAATCTCTAATTTAGACTGACTTTTTGGTACTTCCATTTTTTCTATGAAAGGTACGTAGTTTGGAAGAGAAGTAAAGTTACTGAATGAGTAAACAACTTTCACTCTAACTTTCTTACCAACATACGAATTACCCAGAAGTCGTATTGTATTTTCACAAAATGATTTAAAATCAGTTGCTACAAATACATAAGTATCTTCTGATATAAATTTGGTGACAATGTGTTTCACCCTCTTTATTTGGTTGTTGGTTTTATTCTCTAATTTCTCTGGATCCTGATCTTTTGGTTTCCATTCAGTATGAGACAGATTTTTACCATCTTTCTCAAAATGAAATACCATAAATTCATTGTTATTTTCTGGACTTACTTTATATTCAATCCCTTTCAATTCAACGTCTTCATGTATTCCTACATCTAGGAAATTTGCAGATCTTGATTCAGAATCGATATTTTTATTTACATTATACATTTGTACTCCTGCTATTTATTTAACTTATCATTCATTCTCTCTATGAAAAGATTGTAATCATTTACAATTTTCTCTTCTCCCTCTTCAAGAAACATCGGTGGTGTTTTTGCAGAAGATTTTCCATCACTATTTAACGTAATAAAATAATTACGTTTTCCATCGACTATGGTTACATCGGAATAATGTACTATGGTATAATCTTTTTCAAGCATTCCTTTCCATTCTTTTCCTTTAACCGCTAGTCTTTTTTCAACTGCACCTTCTTCTGTTTCAACCCATTCATAATGACCTGTCACTATGATATGTTTTGGATATTTCTTTATGATATATTGTAACTTTCCAATTTCTTCATTGTAATAATTCCAAATATCAAACCCTTTCTTAGTATCTCTTGCAGTCTTTAGTAGACTGTCCACGTATGCCGAAAAACTATCAAGTATTACAACATCGATAGTACTATCTTTCGCATATTCGATAAGTTTCTGATAACATTCTTGCCAATTATTGGGAGTACTATAGTGTTTAAACTCGTTAATGAACGGCAACGGCTTACTTTCCATGTTGATAAAACCAGTGGTTTCAGGATTCATACTCCTTAATGCCATTGTTTTTCCTCTACCTGGCATACCAACCAATAAAAGTTGATACGGCGTTTTTGTCATTGTATAAGTTTAATTATAGTTAATAATTAAAAAGAAAAAAAGTGATATCTAAATTAAGTAACCGTTATTGCGTTCGGGTATCTTACGATCCACGGTGGCACAACTCTTTCACCTTTGGGGAGTTACGTTTGTTGTCTTAATTCTAGCCGTTATTGTAGATATCACTTTTAGTTGTTGTGATCTCTATGAAACGTCTAAGTACCGACGGCCGTAGCGGTCTTCCTTAACAAACAGTTTCTCTCCATCTTCAAGAACAATAAATTCCTTACCGTTAAGAAGATCTACATAGATATCATATTGGTTCCAACCAATTTTAACCCAATTAGCGTGTACAGTAATTTTTTCTGCTGTCAGACTAGGTCTGTCATATACACTAACTAAAGTTTTCTTGGTTTCTTTCTGGAATTTCCTTAATAAAGGACATTCACTTACTTTCCTAGGTTTCTCAGTATCAACTACTGTGATATTGAGATTAACCTGTACATCATCACGATATGCATTCCTTATCCTAATACCATTGTTTTTGCAGTAAGTTGCAAGTCGCTTTGTTATTCTATCAAAGTCATCGACTAAGTCAAAAACTCTAACTTTCCTTCTCCCAGCTATGGGAACGAGTGTTACATAGTTCATTTCGATACGATAATCATATTTAAGACTGTCTCCGAAAACAATCAAATCATTTGTTTTAATGCCGTGGAATCCGGAGTCACTACGACCAGCTTGTTGTAAGCCTTTGTACTTAGTGAGTTCTAACTCTAGTTTTCTAACATAGAGTCCACGATCATTATCAGTATTAACAATAATGAAAGGATATTTTTTTTCTTTGAACTCTGTCGGTAAAGTTACGATACCTTTGATATTTTCTGTTAATGACAAAAAATTAAAATTATTTCTCATTTATTTGTTTTCTTGTTTTATGTTAAAAGGATTAGCTTCATCTATTGAATTATATCTAAGATTGTTAATGAAGCTAAGAATTTTCGGTTCACCTTCCCTGACCTTTAAAAAATGCATGTAAATCATATTTTCGACAGGTAATTTGCTTGGTCCATATGCAGTAAGGCCTAATATTTCAGGACGATGAATTATAATAACATAGTCAGATGCTTGAAACACAGAATCACCACCAAATACATCACGACGCATTGGGTAATGCATAGTTGCATTAGTTATACGTTCGTTTCCCTCAATTTCTCGATTCATTTGGCTCAGTTGAATTATAGTAGTTTGACCTACTTTTTTCGCTTGCATAAATACCTTTTGTAATTCGTATAGGGTTTCTCTTTCTTTATCACCAGACTTACTTCTTGTTAGAAGAGTATGGTCTAGAATTACTATCAGCCATTTATCTGAAAATATGGACTGAAAGTATTGTATGGTTTTTTCTATTTCTTCAGTAGTACCTGGGCAATCTATATAATAGATAGGGTACTTGCTGATTTGCTCTGCATGTTTTTTTGCAACATCATAATCATAATCTGATAGACTAAAACCAGTCTCTTCAATATTGCTACTGTAGAGATCATTTGTAGTTTTTCTCATTTTGTATGAGAGTTTTCTCCCCACTTGACGAGAGGCTAGCATTTCAAAATTAAAACTTAAAACTACAAAATCATTTCCTGAATTTAATTCAAAAAGATCTGTTTCTAGACTATTGACAAGCGAAGACTTGCCACTGCCACTTATACCTGCAATTGTATAAATAGTATTGGGTTCAATACCACCCATACATTGCTTATTAAACTTACTCCACCGAGTCTTTAAAGATTTGTTAACTCCTTTACGTCTGTTATCAATATACCGAAGTATCTCTTGTGTTGGCTCTTTAATGTGTTTGTAAGATAACCTTTTATTCAACGTTGTTTCCATATGCCTTAGTATTTTCTCCCAGAGTAGGATCAAGATCTCCTTCGACCTTGTCGTCATAAGCTTTCCAGGATTCGGAAGTTAGCCAAATAGGCATACGTTTCATATAAGACATTTGTCCTTTCAGACCCCTGTCTTGTATTTCTGCACGTAAACATCTCATGATATGTTCATGTGATGAGGGTTTTGTTCTTACAATATTGTGGTATAATTTCCTACATCTAGCTTGGTCTACTCTTAAATAATCATATATCCCACCTGGTCTAAGTGCTTTGACCGGGAAGACAGAATAGAATTCATCAAATGGATCATCTGAGAATTTACATGCCTTTAAAAACTTTTGGGATACATCTATAGTATCTAAGCTTATGAAACTACTAGGGTTAAATGTAGGAGATAAAAAACCAGCTACTTTCAATTGACCTAAATCTTTATACAGATCATTAAGTGTATCACTATATGATATATATTTTTTTAACAAAGGTATCTTATTTTCACTGATTAGTTTGGCGATTATGAATTGATGTGCGGTTATTTTGTTGTCAAGTAAAAACTGTGTATCTATTTCTAATATCATTTCTTGCCTTTTAAGGGCTTAGAGTTGATTTTAGTTAGATAAGTGTAGACAAATTAGCTATGGTTTCTCTTAACCCGCATTGTTTTTATTTGTTTTTTACCATTAGCTACGTTTTTGACGCCTTTAATTACCTTACGGTAAAGTATCTGTTTGAAAGGTGCTACTCTTTCAATACGTTCCACCGATACGTCAAAATGAAATATTTCCTTTGCAAGTATTGCTTTAGATTTTCTATCTGCATGCTTATACAAAGGATAAAAGAATTCAACAAGATCTAATGCTAATCTAAGATCTTTTGTTGTTGGTATATTTTTTCCATCCATTATTGGGATCGTTTAATATTATGGTGCCATTTTTAACAGCTTCTTTGAACATTTCAAAAGTAGGATTTTTACAATCACATTTATTAGTATGACCGCAATAGCATAATTTTCCTTCATCACTTCTTGTATGATTTCTTAATGCTAACCATTTATAAAACTCTACTTTTTCTTCACATTCTTTACAATAGTAAAGATCTAATTTCTTAGCTTCTTCTTCTGTTATATTCTTCTTTATTATTTTATGACATCTTTGACATAAAACTGCACCATTTCCATTGTTAAATTTGAAACGTGTGTTCATTGCAATAATGTTGTTTTAATTGTTCTCTTAGAACTATAGTTCTTCCTTTAAGTCTTTTAAGTCTTGTTCTAAATAGATTATACTTAAACACTTCAATTACTAAATTATCTTTTTCATCAAAGCTGGTTAATGCTATATATTTTGCCATTAGAATAAAGTTAATTGTGGATTAATAATTTCATTGATAATTTTTTGAGTATAGTTAATATAATAACCATAGTCTATATTGTACTCTCCTTCAAAATAATTATTAAATATAGTGACTTTCTTGTTAACTTCATAGTTTTCAATTTCACCAGTTTCATAATTCTTTTTTAAAAGAGTACCACCATTTGTTGATACATAATATCTAACTGATCTTTGTAATATATCCTTATAGTATTGTCCATTTTTAATATAATGGTATTCATTTGTAAATTTATTATCTATTTTTTTTGCTATACAAAAATCATAAATATCAGTATGTTCAACTATAGTTTTTTCTATTGGTATATTATTAACAAAATAATTATACAATGCTATAGATATTATAGGCTTATCAAATCCTTTTGCTAAATCTATTTCTTCAAGAAATATACCTTTTGTTTTAATATTTCCATTTTCTTTTATTGCAATATAATTATTTACATCTCTACGTATGTATTTCTTATATTTCATAAACTCTAATTCAAACATTGTTTTAGCTTCCCAATGTTCACAGATATCATAATATCTATTTTTCCTATTATTTTCTACAATAGTTGTTATGCCATCTGTATTAGCAGATATTACTTTAAATCCATTTAATACTAATTCTTCTATTAGCATTAATATATATAATTGTCCATTTATTGTAACTCTCAAATTAACAAGAGGATCATACAACCATAAATATTTATTTAGTGTTTTACCTATTGTTGCATTAAGCACAATCTTTAGACATTCATTCTCTGCTATCCTACCTTCCCGTTTAGCTTTAATTCTTTTATTACGTAGATCTCTAAAATTTCTCATAAACTTGCTTCCTAAATGTTCTGGAGCAAGACTATGATTTATTGCTAATGTTGGGTACATTGATGCTATATCTGCATCTATAATACTTGTAGTTTCAGTCTCTTCAAATACTGCACCACGATCTACAGAATGTAAACCACCGACTCCAAGTTTATATGTTACGTCACCAAATGTTACTTTCTTTTTAAAGAAAGGTTGATCTTTATAGTAAGTATAATCCCTTACTTCTTCAAGTAATTTCATTAATACTGGTGTTTTAAAATCTATTTCTTTAAATACAACCCAGTCAAATTTAATAAACTTCCTTTCTGTTCTAAGATCTTTAAAATATTTCTTATCAAGACCACTAGTCTCTGAATAAAACTTCTCTAAGATTCTATTGGCCATTCCACTATCTGACTCACTATAACAATCTATGTTGTATAGGTCAGATATCTCTGCTCTTAATTTTAATCTGTCTAGTAAACGTAAGTATAATTGTTCAGTTATTAAAACATCATTTAAATTATACTTACGTATTATTAATATATCTTCTCTCCTTATGATACTATCTGACGGTATTGGTAAATCTTGTATTTTTGGCCATTTCATGCTAACACCAATTAACTTTAATGATTTTTGATAACCACCTACTTTCATTAAATCGATTGATTTAAATGGTAGGTTGTACCTATAATCACTGAATTCACTATTTATTATAGTACTTGCCAATGTAAATATTGACATAGTTATTTCTTCAGTAGTTGTCATTGAAAAATCAAAATACTTTGAATGAATATATTTAAGTAATTGATTATCAAAACTAAATGAATTATAACCTACTAACCATTTTGTGGAATCTGTTATAAAATTATACAATTTTGGTAAGTCATTTTTTTCTTCAAATATAATGAATTCCTTTAATTCTTTTGTGTTAACATTTTTAAATATGACAGAAAAATAATTAATATAGGTTTCTATATCGTAAATCCATATCATAGTATAAAAAGTAAAAGGGGGCGATTATTTATATGAAAAAGACAGCTTCTAAACTCATTTTTTTATCACCCCCTTTATTATTATTTGTTTCTTGGATCACCTTTCTTCCATTCAGAATATTTGGTTCTCCATTTGTCTCCAGAATAACGCTTTGTGTAATCTCTTACTATACGAAATACTGGTGTTCCATCTGTTACTTTTATAGAAGGTTCACTTAAAGCTTTTAAACCAATAGACAATTTAGATGGAATTTGCAGCACCTTTATAGTTTTGTATATAGGCTTTGCCTTTACAGTATATGTGTAATACTCAAATTCTTCTCCAACTTTAACTGCTTTATAATATGAGAGTTGTTTCCCTTTAAAATATTGTGGAATATACTCAAATACTGGAATTATTACTTTAACTTTAAATGTCTCCTCTTTAAGCTTGTTGCCCTTTTTATCTGTGGGCCAAACTGCTATGGTTTGGTACCTGTAAAAAGGACTACCAGGTATACCTTTCGGTTTATCTGGGGTTCTGGGACCTTTATATTTTTGCATTTGTTCTTGCAAATTGTCTTCAGCCATATCCTTACGTTTCTGAAAACTAAGACGTTGTTGTGCCTTATAATCTTCTTTAGACGTATATGTCCAACCTTTCTTTATAAATTTCCCAGTTTTAAATTTCTGCATTCTTATTATCCTACCTGTTGTAGGATCTTTAATGCAGATTTGTTTTTGTCCTTCGACATATTTCTTTCTTTTCTCTTCTGCTTGTTCTTTTATACGTTCGTTGATCTTTTTTGTTACCTCTTTTTTGTTCTTGGAATAATGTTTTTCTTTATATTTTATATCACCGTGTTTCAAATGTTCAACACCAGTGGTGTAAACACCATCAAAGTATTTATATAAAATATTTGTACCTTCTGTCATATTATTTAGTTGTAACAAATATCTCCAGTCTTCACCTATCTCTGATTTTGTTCTTTCTGAATTGAACCAAAGTTTATAACGAATATCTTTGTGATCTATTAGATATTGTTCTACAAATAGGTTGTTCATTTGATCCCATTGAATATATACTTTATTTTGAAAATCACCATTTTTAGGGAGAATCACAGCTGTTATACCATCAGGTAAGAAAAATCTCAATGGTAGTTTTTCTTTTTCCAGCATATCTCTTAAGTCGGTGGTTGTTATCTTTTTCCTGGCACGTATTTCGTTATGTTGCATTTTTCTTAAAATTTCTTTTTTGTCAATACAAGGATCATACGCAGTGCCTTTTTGAGCCTTCTTCCAATGTTGCCATATTACTTCATGACAACCATTGTCCAGCCTTTTATGAACTGCGGTTTGCACGTATTCATAAACAAATGTAGGATCATCCAGCATTAATGCGTTTGGAGTATAGAACCTATCATAGTCTAGAATACGTGCTCTCCTCAGTATATCTTCTTTTGACATTAACCTTCGGTTACTAAATATTGTTCAGCTGGTGCATCTTTCACCCAACCTATTTTAGCTTTTAGTAAAATTTCATTTAGTTCATCGATTCTTCTTTCGACTTGTTGTTTGCGGTCATAATAATAACAAGTACAGAGATATGGTAAAGCTCTTTCCAAATCTCTTTGAACTGCTTTTAATTCAATAAGTTCTATGACAACTTTTGTTATTGCTTTTTTAACTGAGCTCATTTTTTGATTTTTTTAATTGTTAATATTAAGTAAATTTCTTTTTCTCTGAACCTTATATAGAGGAAGTTTCTCAACTTCTTCTTTCTTTGGTCTTTCTACTCTATTTTGATGAAGTTTATATTTACCATAATTCTTCTTCTTCTTAAGTGTTTTTTGACCAGGTCCATTTCTGATTATTTTTATTTTTGTCATGTTTTACCAGTCTGTTAATATGATTGGATTATTCATAGTGAAACCTCTCCTTTTATCAAGCAATTGAAATTGCATTTTAGGTGGTTCTGGTTCAAATCCAAACGCTCTTGCATATGAATTATAACCTATTAATGAACCGTTTACTCTTACTTTATTAAGGACTATGTATTGATGCCAGTGTGCAATCCATGACATATCAGTTTTAATAACTGCATTTTCCCTTAATATCCATTTTTTCAATGGAACTTCAAGTCCACCAATTCCACCTTGATATTTAAAGTGATCACCATGTGAAAATTTATTGATGTACCCAAATAAATCTAAATAAATAAATTCAGATTCTGGGATTATAAACTCCACATTTCCAAATCCTCCTAATCTAGTGAATAAATCTTTAATGTTATTATACATTAACCATTCATATGAATTTTTATATCCACTAGTGTATCTTTTCCTGTTTGTTGTTCTACCATGATTACCAGGTACACATGGTATTGTTATTTTTTTGAAATCACCATTTTCTGATAAATATCTTATTCCTTTTACTAATAAACTTTGCATAAATAAAGTAGCTTCTGGTGGAGTTAATTCATTTACTTCTTCAAGTTCCTCATGAATATAACCTGTTATGAAATCCCCAAGTAAACCCAAGACTAGATTATCAATTTTATAACCAGCTTTTCTTGATTGGTTTATCATATACATTAATCTTTTAAAGTAACGAATTACTCGTTCTTCTGCTATCTTTAAATTATATTCATTTAAATTATTTACTACTGATTTTACTACAGGTTCTTCAACATGAACATCGCTTATAGTGGATATTGCAATAGCTTCTTCTTTAAGTCTATTATTGGGTTTTATAGTAAGTTTATCAAATGATTCTATTGTTTCTACATTAATACCAGATAAAAAAGATTGTCTCTTTTTATATTCTTCATTTTGATTTTGTAGAAGAGTGATTTTACGTTTAAATTCTTTTTGATTATTTTTCATACTTTAATTGTTGTCAGAATCCGGTCATCCGTTTCTGGTTCAAAGGAATAGTCAAAACTTTTATAAATTATATATAAGGTTTCTACTGTTTTATTTATCTGCATTATTGGTCCTGTACTAGTGAGGACTTTGTTATTTTTTTTACTTGTGACAGTATTCATATGTAATATTTCAAAATATGGATCATCGTCCCATTTACAATCATGCATCCATTCATTAAATTGAGTGCTGATTGGATCATAATTACCCTCTTCAATCCATTGAAATTCAATCATTGAAGTTGTTATTTTTTTATCATATTTAGTTTTTTCAATATTCATTTTTTTTGATTTTTTATAGTTTTTCACTACGCTTTTCTAATTCGTTCATAAATATATTACTATATCTATGTCCAATCGTTATACTTTGATTTTTTAAAATAAGTTTAATATGTTTAGTACTTAAGTTTTTAATTAATATAAAAATTGCCTTCCTTCTTTTTATACCAAATCGATTATATGCTGAACGCCATATTATAAAGTGTTGTTCTGGTACGTGCATAGAATACATTAATTCTTCTATACTCATCCAATACCAATCTGTACTTTGATCAAGCTTGGCTTTTTTAAATTTCCATGATATTGGTAAAAGTTCTAATGAATCTAATACTTGTGGAAGAGTCATTTGTTGATTGTCTTTCCATCTTTTTTTAATCAACTCTATGTTATTTTTTAATATTATAATATGATTAACTGAACTATGAAAAGTCGGGTATAGTTTCCATATATTTACTAGTAAAACATACCAATTAACATGTTCAAAAAACGTATCAATTTCTAATTCACGTTTGTTAGTGTACCTTTTTTTAAATAAGTTAAACATTTTGATTAATTTTAATTATTAAAAATAAAAAGTTCAGGCAGTGTGGTTGAATTGTGTGGTGTGCCGTAGCAGACTCTTTTTATCCAGAGCCTCCTGCCCGAACTTAGGGTTAAAGATGCTATCTTTAACGTGGGATTAAATTAATTCACATTTGTCATTACTACAATACATTTCTGGCTTTGAATCAGCACTAATACCATTGAAATTAAGTGGTTTAATTTTTTTGATAATTCTTTTATATTCGTCTTTTGTTATCTCTTCATATGGCATTTGTGGGTATGTAGCTTTTTCTGTTTTGGGCAGAAAACTAATACCTTTTAATTTGTATTGAAAATAATCCAATGTGTTTTTTATTTGGTCTTTTTCATTTTTATTGAATGTGACTGTACATGATACCTGATTATCTGCCCAATGTTCTTGTAAGAAAGCAGCTAATGAAAGTTGTTCCCACATACTTACTTTATCCATTGTTCTTACATTTTCGACAGCTACTGGTACTTCAATTACGACAGTACCTTCGGGATCATTTAAATCATCTTCAATATTATATCCCGCTTCTTTTAAATAAGGGATTAAATCAGAATTGCTAGCAACCCTAATTCTCCTTATATAATAGTTACTTTCAGGATAATGCATTCCAGGTGTTACACCAGGTAACAGGGAGACTGTACCCGATGGTTTTATGCTAGTAGTTTTTATACTTCTAGGGACAGCGAACCACTCGCTGTAAATATCGTCATAGTATTGTATCGTTTGATAACCTTTTTCCAGCCATTCTTTAAGTGTATTAATTCCTTTTGTATCAAGGAATTGAGCTATACCACTTATAGAGGTGCCTATTCTTCTGTTCCTTAACTGTACACGATTTGTATCTACCCATTGAGTAGTACCAAGTGTTACAGTTTTAGCATACATGTATGCAAATTTCAATGTTCTCAGAAAATCATTTATATCAACATGTCTTGTTGGGAATACTTCTACTAGGCAACACATTTCATATGATTCTAATGTCTGTTCTAAACATGGATTACCACCAACTGCTCTGAAGTCTTTGTTGTTAATACCATCTTTTAAACGTCCATATTTTTTCATATTATCTAACCAAGCATAACCAGGCTCTCCATTAAGAGAAGTCTGTTCTGCTAGTTTAGAATAGTCTTGTCCTATATCTGCAAAAACACTATTGTTAGATACCCAACCAAATGAAACTCTACTTACTTTTGTACCTCTGAAACTTTGTGTTTCTGAATCCCAATGATAATCTTTTAATTTCAAAAAGTCCGTATCATTTGAATCACCAAATACAATTTGAGCAGAACGTCTTACATTACCAGCTACAACACATACTCCTATCATGTTCATAATATCAACTATATCTTGTACAGTTATCTTATTACCTATTCTTTTAGTGAGTACATATTCTACTTCTAAATGTAATTTCATTAATGGTGCAGATCCTGCAGACTTACCACCAAATGTCTTAATTATAGTACCTTTTGGTCTTAATTCTGAATAGTTAAACTTGGGTATCGCAAATCCTTTGAAGAAGGCCTCTAGGACGAGTTTTAAGGACTCGACCCAACCTTCCCTAGTATCTGGTATGGTAAAAAAGAAATCTTCCTCTAAAGGTTTTAAAATAGCTAATTTGCCAGCACCTTTAGTATCAAATCCTACACCTACCCCAAGCATAGACATATCCATCATAAATTCAAATGGCTTGCTATAATCTTGATCTAAATTTTCCGTTGATACAAATGCACAATTATTAAGAGCAGCAAATAAGCTTTTCTCATTTATTATGTCTGTACCCATTGCCCATAAACCTCTACCAGGTGGTAGAAATTTCATGGTGAACATCTTATCATACATTTCTTCTGCTGACTTATGAGCCTCTTCTTCATTCCACCCTAAACCAGCATTAGTTATATGCTTTTTTTGTATTGAGTATGTCCCTTCTACTACTCTGCGAATTGTTTCATACCATTTTTCATTTGTACCATCTTCTTTTAGTCTGGAGTAGGTTCGTAGATATACTATTTCACCTAAACCATTGAAACCAAAATCTGGTACAATTGATTTATATTTTTCAATAAAATTATCTCTTAAGTTAAATTCCATTTATATAAAATAAAGAGGCTCTCCAATGTAATTTGAATATTGATGTTTCGCAATTATCTCTTTACGGAGAGCCTCATTAAACCTATAGTAGATTTAGACTTTCATCTAATACTACTGTTACCTTTTTCTTAGCGTTAAAGGTTGATAATTTATTTTGAAATTTGTTAATTTCTTCGCTGAGTGTTTTTCTTCTGGATGTTACTGTGTCCTTTTGAATCTGTGCAGTTTTAGCCTTTGATGAAGCGCGATTAAGTGCTTTCTCAAGATTTTCATAAAACCTGCTTTTTGCTACCAGATTTGAAAGATAATAAATATTAAAGTTATTGGTTTTACCTTCAAACTTGCTTTTATTAGCCTCCTGGATTACTTCTTTAAAGTGTATCAATTGTACTTCTAGTTTTTCTATTCTTTCTAGTAATAAATCAACTTTCTTCTCTGTGAAATTATATTTTATTATATCTTCATAAGAGGACGCAACTGATCTTTCAACATCCGCTTTCAACTTCAATACTGTCTCTAACAGTAATTTTTTCTTCATACTCAAAGATTGATTTTAGGAACTAATTAGAAACCTGTCACCTAATTGTTCAAATTGTGATACATACCAAGCTTCCTAAATTATTCCAAAACAATCAAATTTATATTTGCAGTGCTTTCTTTACCTTTTCCCAATATGTTATGGTCATTGGTCCTGAACCATTCCAGTTTTTAGCTGCTTGTTCATAAGATTTACCTTCTGCGAAATATAGAAATACTTCTTTTGCTTTTTCAAAATCATACATATCTTCAAGAGTATAATTTTTATTAGTCAGTCTGTTATAATGCTTTATTCTACAATCTCTTATTTGTAAACCACCATAAGCTCCTTCTTTTGGATTAAAAGCTAATGGATTGTAATCGGCCTCCACTTTAAAAATTGCTCGTATTAATGGTTCGTAGTAACTTACTTTTATTGGCTCTATGTGTGGTATATATACCATTTTTACATTAGGAGCATAAGATACTAAACTGCATAAGACGAAAAAAAGCATTATTATTGCTTTCTTCATAAACTAAGATTTAGTTAAACATTGTAGAGAATTTCACTCTACCCCATAAAGTCCTTATACGTTTATAACCTAAAAAGGTTACACTAAATCTTGATTATTTTTGATTGTTTGGGTTGACGTCTAGGTGGAGTCGAACCAACATCCTTCCATTGTTAATGAAAAGCTCTACCAATTGAGCTTACTAGACGAACCTTATTAAACTGTACATTGTTGCATTAATATGCGAACTGCAAATTCACATTCCTTATTAAGATTTGTGGAACTCGCAATTTTATTTTTGATATTTTCTCGACCAGATTTTCGACGGAATCCCTTTTTTTCATTCTCTTTAATAGTCTTTCTATTCCAGGAACGTATCTTGAAGACACCGGTGAGAGCACAGGAATATACCTATCTTCTGAATTCTCTAACATTACAACATTTGTAGTAATATTAAAAATAGGTACTTCCCTATAAAGAGTATTGAATTTATTCCACATATAATCTGCTATATTAATATCTTTCTTATAAGATTTTAGCTGAAGCATGATATAAATATCATTACTGAATATACGTTCATAAGTATCCCCATACCCTTTACGTTTACAATTTTCAGCAAGTTCTTTTGGAAAAACATCAATATATAAATCAGTTATGTTAACGATGGTTCGTTTACACGACCACCAATTCTTTTTTAGCACAATTAAGCCCGAGTTTCTTATGCGCACATAATTATACTCAGGCATTAATTCTGCTAACATGTTCTTTGTTCTTCTCTTTACGAGTTTAGTTACTTTGATGATATTCATCTTTAGGATGAATTTATAATGGATTCTATTAAAGGATAATATTTACCATTAATTAGATTATCCCCGTATTTAAATAAAAGAATTAAACATACAAAAAGTAAACTAAAACTTATAACTTTTATTGTATATTCTTTTATACTCAATGCGTTGGCGTAGTTATTAAAAGTAGATAATGCATACCAAAAATATAATAGATATAAGATAAAGGCTGTATATGATACCATATCAAAAACTCTCTTTTTATGTAAGATTTTTTCTACTTTATTAACTGAAAATCCTGTTTTTTGTGTTATGCGATCCATATTGGATGCACACCTCCCTTCCCGCTCATTTTTTTCATAAATGTTAGCCACTTTATTAATAGCTGTAGCGATTTGAAGATTGGATTGAGTATTTCCTTCTATAATAGATGCCATATCTCCTGCTGTTCTATTGTCATTGACAAATAAATGAGCAGGTGTAAATTGAACACTTACTATAGTACTATCTTTATTAGATGTCTTTTGTTCTTGAGCATCTACAGATACTGGTGTCAATGCTGTAAACATTAACATCAGCAATGGTGCTAAAAAACATGTTATTAATCTTTTCATGTGTTACTTTTTATTCATTTCAAAATCTAACCCACCTACTAATTTACCACGCGCATGTGCTTTTACAGCTTGTTTACGTGTCTTATAAGTACCCCATTTCTTACTAGTTTTTTGTTTATTATGGGGACTGATTGGTTTAATCTTAGAATCTGTCGTCATCGAGTTGCTTTTTGAGAAAATCAGCGTTTCTTTGCTCAGTTTCAACTCTTTCAAGAGCTCTATCAAGCTCTACTTCAGTAACTACACGACAAACTGCTTTTGCATTTGCTTGATTTGCAAAATAACAATCTTCCAATTTTACTATCTTACCCGACTCTTTAGGAATATCGATAGTACCGTTTACGGTTATATGACCAGGTTTTGCTCTACCGCTCAAAGTATCAACAATGATTGGTTTTACAGCAGTATACATAGTACTACTCGGTTTCTTTTTATCACTGTCATTGACAGGAAGAAGAGTAATGCCAAATATCTGATCATCGATTGTGAGATCCTTAGGATCTACTACAGGAATTTCAAGAGCCATATCCTGTACATTTTGAGCATTGCTTGCAGCTGCTCTGATTGCATCAACATTGATCGTAAGATCAAGGTTAACTACTTTTTGATTGTCTTTCATTTTGATTGAAAAATTTAATTATTTATTAAAACGAATTTTTCTTCATGCTGACGCAAGAATTTAATTAAAGAATGGTTATCAATTCGAGTTTTTATTATTGGAGTTCCTTTCATTATATCCTGATAATCGAACTCTAGTTCTAGCCAAATATTTGTTAACGGGTGTTCTTTCTTACCCCACAAATGAAATGGTAGTCTATCTTTTTTAGCTGCCCAATTTTTTTTATATGGACGTAGAAATACGACAGTATCTTTTTTGATATCTATACCTATACCTCCTTTAATCTTTTTATATAATATAAGGGGAACATTTATTTTAAAAAGATCAAATACATTTAATATACAAATTGGGTAAGTAACTCTATTGTAAACCAATTTCTCACCTCCAACTCTTGCATCACTTATTATATGTTTACCTCTTACTATTGGAATATCTTTCCTGATAAGGGTGTAAATTTCTTTCTTTTTCATAATGCATAGTTTTGGTGACTTATTATTGAAGCGTAGACTCGATCCTTGAGTGCATAATTCATAATTGAATCGTAAACCTACTTAGATTGGGGAAATCTGATAACTCTTAATGCTTTAAGTATACTTATACCTTGCACAGTATAAGCGTGTAATCCTATTAGCAGCTGTAAAGCACACTCTAGTAATCCACCACTTGGAAGATCGAGTCTCGCTAGCTTCATTTTTTTGGGGTTTTATTAGTAAAACCTCACCTTAATAACTTCTCTTTTTATTTGTGACTATTATCCAGTCACTTAGGACTATTGCCTTTTTTGTTCTCAAACAAATTAATGAATTGTTTTTAGTCGTTTCAATCATAATAGTGCTATTATCCAGTTTTCACACTGGCATCTACTCCCGTCTCTCATATCTGCTATGTTTGACATTCTCGATAACTTAGAGAGGGCGGGCTTCGAGGCTAATGAGACACTCTATGGCGTCCTTTCGACCTTCACACATGTACTAAAACATTCACGAATTAACAATTACAAGCGTACTCTTTAACCTAACGCTGTCTAGGTTTGTTTACACACAAGCTAATACCATTTGCATGGAATCCATCAAATGGACTTTATATAGCATGCAGTAAAATCTGATATGTTAGTTTTCTAAAGACTTTACGGTCTTTTGTTTGCGGGGATTGACACATTGTTGTCCAACCTCTGTCACATTGAGTTGACTCCTACTATTGTGAACTTAATCACCGGCCTAGGTTCAATGTGGACACCTCTCATTTAAAGAACTCCATTTCACGGTGGGATTTGAACCCACGAAGCATAAAGCATCCCAATTACGATGGGCCCCCTTTGACCTTCCCAATCTTAACGATGTTAGTGCGTGATTGGTTCTCTTAGGAGCTACGATTACTTTGGTCTTTATTTGAGACTAACAAAAACAACAACTTAAGAGTCTTTTCTGCATATTGTAGTTATTCCTGATACCCCAGATTACCTTTGGTAACTGTTTTACGTCAATTAACGTGGCCAGGTTGTAGATCCTACTTTATCCATTACTATCCGCATAGTAACAGCAGCCTGATTTTTTATGTTCTCGTAATCACACGCCACCACTCTTCCTTTTATGATCACATTGCTGTGTCTAGTGGTTCTAAATATCCTTGTCTTCCTTTCTATCTTATATCCATTGATATAAGCCTCCGCTTGAAACTTCACCAGTTATTCACCGGCTCTTTGCCTCCCTCATAGCCTTGTACCAGATATCTAGCATTTCTTCGGTGAGCTTAACAGACATGTTTTTGACCCAGGGAATTCCACCCCTTGCCTCACTCATATATGTTTAAACGTAGAATATGACTATTGCCTAGTCCATCGACATTGGCACAGTGTACCGAGTTTACTTTACCGAGTGTGTTCTCCATGCATGTTTCAAACAGGTCGGTGTATAGTATTGACTTCAGACTACGGTCTGTCGACATTCTAACTCGAATCGAGTGCATCCGACATCCATTGTGGCGCAATAAAATTCGTTAGGTGGCTGTTGACCTAGAGAGAATGAATAACTTTACTGTTCCTACAATTTGTTAAGCGGTTCTGGTATTACAGTGCAATGTTACACCATTATAGTCCTTCCCCCCTTTTTGTGGAGCAGATCTGGCAAGTTCCAGCCAGAAAACATCAATTGTCGAAACAAATCGCCTTATAGAAATAGCGACATATCTTTCCATCCTGTGTCTTTATTAACGGTCGTGTTAATACCTTAATATCATCAATTCTGGTAGATTCACTAACATTAGAATTAATTCTGTGTAAATATACTTTCATCAATTCTATTAAATGAAGATACCCTAATCTTTTAGCTTCTACGAAATTGATATCTGGATACACAAGTAAAATAAGTTTACGTCCTCTTGGGAGAAGGAATGCTTCTTCCAAATATGGAATTGATTTGATTGTCCGTTCCAACTTATCTAGTTGAATAGGAAGTTTAAAATTATTGTAGTATGTAGCAGATTTTCTGCCATATACAAAAAGAACATTTGTATTAGGGTTGTTATATCCAACATCACCAGATACATAGTTGTCCTTAAACTTAACTTCACGTGTATATTCCTCATCTCCTACATATCTATCAAATATTGTAGGACTTGACATCTCCAACTCATCATCTTGAGTACTAAATACTATTCCTTGCAAGGCATTACCTACTGCACCTGGTAATAGTTTTTCCTTAGAATCAAAGTTATTTATAGCAACTAATTGATTAGTTTCTTGTGAACCATAGGTAGTATACAATGGCAATTTTTTGACTAACGTACGAAGTATATCATCGTTTATAGTGCTATTATAAATGATTAATGCTTTTAAATTTTTACGATAATACTTTTTGACATTTTTTACGGCCAAGCATCTAAACAACCATTTCATCCAAGATATTCTGAATAGAAATGATAAGATGGTTCGATTGTACAAGTAACTAGCAACTTGTCTCCACTTTTTTTCCATAGAGATCGTGTCCTCTATGACGACTTCTGCTTTATCTGAATTACCAGTAAAGACACACCCTTTTATAAGTGGTAATAATACCGAAATATAATGAGATTCAGCAAATTCTACATTAGAATATATTACATCTAATTCTCCGTAAGGCATAACATCTGATGCCTTAGTTATCATAGATTTAATAGAATTCATGTCAGATGCTACCCATTTAGGCATACCATTTTCTGTACCAGATGTTGCAGTAATTACACATCCATCAATATCCTTATTTTCAAAGAATGTTTCCACTACTTTAAGATCTGTATGTAAAGACTTTTCTGCTTCAACTAATATACTAGCTAATACTTTGAAATAGGATTTATCGTTCTTTTCAAATATTACTTCTAATGTATCAATTGAAATTAAAGTCTTCAAAAATACATTTCTACCAAGATCTTTGTGTACTATATCCTCATCTATAAAGATGTGATTAGTGTTGGTTAATAATGTGATATGAGCTACCTCTAATTTATTACAATTAGGATGTATTACTAATAGACGAATTCCTTTAAGTAGACAAGCAATATATATCGCTATCCAATTAGCAGAATTTGATCCATATAGTCCTACAGTAGTACCTTTATCAATTTCAAATACATCGAGTATATTATAAACAGTTAGGATTTTTTTGAAAAAATCTTTGCCTTGTGTATACTCGAATACAGGCGTATACCAACTATTTATAATAGCCTGTAGTATCCGTCTTTTCATAATTTTACTCTTATTAAAATCCCATTGATAGAACTTTGATACACTTCATAAAAAGTATATGTTTCATCGAGTATAATATGATAGTTTAGAGGAATTTTATCTTCGATCTCTGTTATAAAATTTTTAAATGTTATTACTAACATTGGATCTTCTTTATCTCTTTTCAGAGAATCTAAAATTTCTATATTAAAAATTCCATATGGATGAGTTAATATAAATTCCTGTATGTCTTTAAGACATTTTCTTACTTCAAGTTGTTTACTGAACACAACCTGATTTGAGTTTTGTTTCTCTAATGTAAGTATAACATCAAAGAACAAGTGAGTCAACAAAGACATTGCTATCTTTGCAACTTTCGGTGTTTCAATTAGACCTTTCATGATTTAGAATGTTTTGATAGTTTTATGCAATATAAAGCTCTTATATAACAAGGTATATTATTATAAGTCATTTGATTTTTGCCTACGGTTCTATCGATTCTTTTTAATAGAACGAAATCTTTAAAATGTGGCATTTTATGGTAACCTGTTATTTTCATTAAACCATCTGGTAATTCTCCACTTAAAGGTTTTGATAAAACTTTAGTAATTTCACCTGTTATAGTATCTATTACTATAGATCCTTTGCGAATTTTATTCATCGTCTTTTTATTTAGATTGTACTTTCTTTAATGCAGTAGTAGCATCAAGTCTTTCAAGAAAATGATTCACATGTTTATACTGTTTTACTTCCCCTTCTTTTATCACAGTACTATCAAATGAATCAATATGATCTCTTAAAAATAAGACGTGTGTTGCTCCTAATGAATTAGGCTTCCTCAGTAATACGTATCCTGCTCGCATCTCTTGTGTTGAAAACCAGTATTTAAGTTCTAAATTTATACCGTGAATCTCTAATATTGGTTTTAATAAAAGAGATATATTCATTTGTAATTCAATAATTGAATCTTTTACTTCGGTTATCAACTCTTTTAATTTATCCTCAGTTGGGAACCGTTTAGAACATTTTGATACTTCTGTTTTTGCAGCATTTAAAGTTACAAGTGCTTTACGTAATTGTATAATATGTTTTGATTTAATTATACAAATCTCTATAACTGATTTTTCTTTTTGATCTTTTATCTCGTTTTGCATCTTTTTTTGGATTACGTTTGGATTTTTTAACGATTCTTTCCACCATTGGTGATGGTTCAAGATCATCTAGTTCTTTTGGATTTAACTTTTTCATTGTAATTTTTTAAATAAAAAAGAGCCCCTCAGCCTCAAATCGCAGACTTGAGTTAAATATTGTAATACCACGGCAATTGGTGGATAATTCCGTTCGCTTAGTATAGAATATTAAACCTCGGGGCTAATCTTTTTCAATTTATTTAGAAGACTTATTCAATCTTCTTTTTTATACTATTAAACATGGAATGAATTTCTCCATCAGGCATTTTACTTATCTTACGAGTATATGACCCTTTTCCATTTTTAATAGATTCAAATAGATTTTTACGAACCTCTTCGCTATCTCCTTTTTCTTTCATAATAGCAGCAATACTCTTTTTAAAGAATTGTTTGTTTGAACAGTTTGAAACTTGTTCAAATTCTTTAGAAAGATTTACAACTTTACTCTCTTCCTTCACATTTTCAGTTTTAGTCTCGACATTCTCAGCTTCTTCAGCATTCAAAATGTTTTTGTTAAACCAATCTGTAATTTGTTCAGAAGTCCAGTTTTTAGAATCTTCCACTTTTGGACATGTTTCGAGACACATTGACAAAGCCTCATTAAATTTACCAGCTCCATTAAGTTCGATTGCCATATTATAAACTTCATCAAGAGTAGAGAACTTCTCTATTGTTTTATATAGATCTTTATCAAATTCTTTAAGATCTACTTTTTCAAAGATTTGAGATTCAGCTTCTACAGTTTCTACTTTTTCTTCCTCTTGTTTTCTGTTATGCATTACAATCCTTTTTTCATACATTTCAGGATTTGAAGTTCTAACAATTTCTTCTACAAGAGGAATTATATCCTTTATTGCTAGTACTTTATCATCTGTTATTATATTATTACTAACATAAAGGTCATGCATCATCCTAGCTAATATAATAAATGTCATACCTTCAGATTTAGACTCTTCAGCTATTATACTATTGATATCTTCAGTAGTATAAGTATTATCAGATTTTTCTACTTTACCAGGTTTTTGTTCTTTCATCCGCCTGTTAAGCAAATTTTTGTTTAGCCATTCCATAAACTTACCATAAGCAGTTCCTTTACTAAGGAGCTCTTTACCTTTTGGAATAAGTTCTTTAAAAGATGATACAAGTTCTGTGTCTGTATCTTCTTTTGTTTCTGGAATTGATTCTTCACTTTTGGAGTATCTTTCATATACTCCTTCTACCCATTCAACTAAATCTTTTTCTGTTGAACATTTTACTGATGAACCTTTTGTACTTGATACCAGTTTTTTAACCCCCTTATCCGATGTCATTACTAAAGGCTGATGTTCTTTAAGAAAATCTTCGACACTCACATCATTTTTTGCAGCGGTTTCAATGAGTAATAGAAAATCATCAAGATTAGCATATTGATCTGGTTCCTTTATGTATAAAGGTTCCTGTTTTTCAATTGCTAACTTATCTTCTTCTTTTATTTCAGGTATTGCTGCTATAAGTTCTTCATCAGTAGCAACTTTAATATTAAGTGTTGATTTAACTTCATCAAAGAATGTTTCAATCCATGAAAGTAACGCCTTTTGATCTTCAAAATTTAATGGTGCTGCTTTTTCCCTGTGTATTTGAGTATTAACCAATGAAAGAATCTCAGGATCAGATTTTACATCATCAATAATACCACCATTTTGTATCCTGGTAGCAATTAATGTTTTTTTATCTTCTTTTTTCTCAGGAAATAATGCAATACCATCTTTTGGTTCAAGATATTTCATGTGATCTAAGTGGAGTTCTTTTGTAGCTGCTTCACGCCATGCTTTTACTGATTCTTCTGTGTATCCTCTACGTTTAAAGAATATTTTACAGAATGCTTCAATATCTGCATATAGTTTAGCTAACTCATCTTCTGGTAATTTATTACCGTTTCTAGCATCATAAATCCTTTTTGCTACAAGGTTCAATGTTGCAGTTTCTAGTTCGAGACTATTGCCTCTAGTTAGATAACTTTCGAGATTCTTTCTACGTGACTCAGAATCTTGATGACCTGCAAGAGCGGTTGGTATAATCTTACATAATAGACGATCGTGTTCTATTTCTGTAGTAGTTAAACCAGTTGCGACTACATTGTTTTCTTTTGTTTCTTCTGCTTTAGGTTCAATACTAGTTTCAGGTTTTATTTTTCTGCTTTCTTCTAATAAATTTGCATTAATATCCTTTAACCAACTAGCTATTTTAACCTCAGACCATTTTTCAGGTTTCTGTTTTTCCTTTTTAGGAACATAATTACCTACAGATAGATATTGGCTAGCCATTAGCTGTGCCGAATCGAAATTGCCTTTACGTAATAATTGTTTGGCTGCATCTGCAAGATCAGATAATTTTGGTGTTTTAACCTCTTCACTACCATCAAAAATAGAAAGTATTTTACCTTCTCCTTCTGTTTCCTCATTAGCTTCGTCAGCTTTCGCTGCTACTTCTAAGATAACATCTTTGACATCATTATTAGGTGTAAAACCATTATTATCCAACCATTGTTGAGCATCAACATTGTATACGTCAAGACTAAGATCAATCATTGCATCCATTAATGCCTCTGCTTTTGCTATTTTAACACTAAGTTCTACCTTTTGTGCATCTGTAGCATTTTGCATTTTGTTTTTCCAGTAATTGATTGCTGAAATAGCCTTTTCTGGTGTAGTAACTAAAAAGTTATTGAGTGTTGTTACATCAAGTTTCTCTTTAATTGTTGTAATTGCTTCCTCATGTTGGAATTTTCTTACTGTATTTCCCATTATTAAACTTATTGATTATTAATTTTTGATTCTACTAATGCAACTTCTGTACAGTTTATCTAATAATAGTATAATCTTTTATCATTTGTATGACAACAGCAAGTTCATCAGTACATTCATTGAAAAGTGATTCCTCATTTTCCATTGCATATATTTCACTTGCTGTTTCAAGTATTTTCTTTCTTGCTTCAAATAATGCTAACATTCGTTTGGGACTACTTTTTTGATTCGCCCTTTCAACTAAATGTCGCAAATTCTCCACAATTCTAGGATCTGTCATACCTCTTTTTTTGACATATATCATCCTATTTGCTATCTCTTGAACATTATGTTCAGTTATTAGTAGCTGTTTCTCAGGAGATGGTATCATTTTATTTTTTTTTGATTATTAAATTTTGTCTTAATACACTTCTTAAAAAGTGTAAACCATATCGGTTTCTGTTTAGTTTATTTACATATTCATACTCAGCTTTTGATTTATCTGATAGTGTAGCATATCTACGATTTGTGATACGATACTCTATTGGTTGCTCTTGCATGTACATGTATCTGTATTGTGTTGGAGATAGTAAAACAAATTGACCAGTTGGTTTGTGCATTACTGCATATTGATTTAGTAACAACATTTTGTATCTCTTCATGTATCCCCTATAAAGATATACTTCAGCAAATTCTGGTTTCTTTGTTATAAAGTTAGGAATTAAACTTATAATTTCTCCCAAGCCATCTGGTGTAATTACAGTAGCCCCTTTTCTTTTGTCTATAATAGCTATTGTAAATACTAATCCTTCATATAATACTCTATTGCTAGGTATTACTGGTCGTATAATATTAACTAATTTTAATACTAAGTCAGTTTTAACTGCCCTTATTAGCCATTGATTTATTCTCTTCTTTGGCACAATCGTATTGGTAATTTTGATTCTGAACATTTTTGATAAATATGTATTCGTGTCTTATTGAACAATAAAAACTAATTCCTTTTTGACCTTTTGATTCTTTGTCAACTAATTCAATTTGTTTACTTACACTTTGGCCCATTTCCTTAGTTTTTTAAGTTGTTTAATTGTGTAACCTAATCTATGAAGTGTATTACTTATGTAATCTCCTTCAATTGTAGTAGTAGTACCGTCTTTCCAAGTTAATAGAAATTTATTCATTGTTTCTTTTAATTACTTCATTATACATCCATTCATGACAGGCAAGAAAACCATGTTGATAATCATCATCATAATTACCATACTTATCTTCAGCTTCTTTATAATTTGGTATATCTAAAGATATTGCCATAATTTTATTAACAGCTTTATCTCTACTTATTTTTAACTGCCATCCAAAATGATTTAAAAGTATTCTATTTATTTTTTCTCTTCTACTCATTTTCTAACTGTAATTTAAGCGTTTCACACATTTCAAGAAATTGATCTTCTTCTAATGTGGTGATTAAATATACACCATCCAGAACATGATCCGTAAGTTTTATTTGAATATAATACTTATTCATTTTATACTTACTATCTCTTTTAATCAGTATACTTATATCTAATTGTACACCAGTATGATCACCAGGATCTGTGTAGATTAAATTATTTTTAAAAGGCTCTAATACAACAGGATAATATTTTTTATCATTTTTAAATTTTTTACAAATAAAAATAGCAAAAAGTATAACTGCTGTTGCCCATGCTAATATTATAAGTGCGGTAGACATGATTCAAAATCTGGTATTAATTGTTTGTGTATTAATGAATAATTTGTATCCCCTCTTTCAAGATGATATGTTCTATTTATTTGATCTATTGATATCCACCAACTGATCTTGTTCCAAACATCTCTTACTATTATTTTTATTAATGTTGATTTATTATCATTTTGATAAATAATATTAAAACCCCTTACTTCTACTTGTTTTCCACGTGGGAAAAGTATAGATGTAGACATTGCTTTTTTTTTCAAATAAACTCTGTCACCAAGTTTTAATTTGAATGTAGTACGTAGTTTATTCATTTCGCTTATTTTTAATATTTTCTACATAAAAACGTATGTTATTATCCTTACATAATTTAGCTGAATCTACTTTGTAGACTTTATTTATCACATCTAATATTTTATCATTTAATAAATTACTAGCAGATAATTCAGTTAACAATTGTATTATTTTTTCTCTTCTATTCATTGTAGTTTTCATTTGTTTATCCTTTATTATGAAAAAGGTGATTGAGGTATTAACCTCAATCATCTCCTATCACTTTTTATTAGTTTATATAACCAAAGTATAATTACACTGCCTATACAAATTAATAATATATTAATTAATATATTGACGATTATACTAGCTGCTTCAAGAGGGATATAATCACATATCCTCATCAATATCATACCAGCTATTAATAAACCAGCAACATATAATGGACCTCTTATATATTTCATGTTTTAAACATTTAATACTCTTAGAGGATTAAGACCAGCTCTTTTAATCATATTCTTATGATTTGATTTGATCTTTGAAATTTCTTTCTTTTCTCTGTCTGTTTTCACAAACACTTCACGATCTATTTTGACTAATCTTATTAGTCCTTCACGGACTAAAGTGCCAATACCTTTGATAGGTTGTACACCTGGTTTTGATTTTGGAATATCAATAAACATCTCTTTTGTTTTGATTAAAAATATTTGTTATCAACATATCCCTATGTTATAACCCGTTTCAGGTACGATTATCCATTATGGATTCTCTTGTTTCATCAATTTTAAGTAAATCAACATCAGTTAATACACTTGTTTTTCTACATGTAGGATTATCTTTTAATCGCATGCTTAAACATTCTGTACCACGATTTATTACATACGGGTGAGTATGTGTACAATTACCTGTTAAACCATTTGGTACATTTTCATTGTATGTACAATCTCTTTGATCACATATTGTTACAATTTTCATTTTCTTTTCATTATTTGTTTAATTTAATTATCCATTTTATTAAATATTCAGCAGCTTCGATCTTTGCTTTCTTTGTAATATCAGATATTGTACAACTTCCCGCCCATCCTTCTATGTCCTTTTTATTTGGAACATTGATTTTCACTTTAATTGTTTCAATTTTCATTTTATTTTATTTAACCATATAAAAATGCATCTTCTGATATATCACCCATACTAAGTTCTTCTTTACTTGGTATTTTATTAAATTGGTGTTCTTTTGGTACCCAATAATTAAACATCTTAACAGCTTTTACTACGGTAATACTAGGATCATATTCCATTATATGTTTTAAAGCAATCATTTTTTGACCATTTTTAACACAAGTTAAAACATGTCCTTTTAATTCTAATAAAGAAACATTCTCTTTTCTTAGACTAAAAGCAGTTGGCTCTTCTTCAATTTCAATTTCTTCTTCTTCCATGATTAATCAGGTATTTGAGAAAGAATCTGCATTACACGATCTTCTTCAGATACATATTTTGATAATTCTTCTTTGATTTTAGTTAATTTTTCAATTTCACTACTGTGATTTATCAAATTAATTTGAATCCTGATATCATTTTCCCATGCATCTAGTGGATATTTTGACCATTTAAATACTGGGAAAGGATTGAGATCAAGCATGAATGCTGCTTTATCATACTCTTCTTTCCTTGTCATCAGAAAACCAAGTATGGATATTAATAAAGCAACTGATGTTACTTTGGTTATGTTTATTGCATTACCGTTTGGTTGATCATCACGACCATTCCAATGAAACATACCATTTGTACGTGGTCCTGCATCTTTAGCAAGTTGCATTTCACCTAAACGCTTGTTGATTTGTTCAAGTTTACTACGAACTTTATTCGCAACTGAAACTGATAATTCTTTTGTCATAATTTCTTTTGATTAAAATTTAGTAATTGATTTAATTAATTCTTGTTGTTTTTCTTTACGTTCAATGATATGATTAATAATCTTCCTTATCCTTTTTAATTCCTTTAATGTAGCATACCTTAATATTTCTTCAATATAGTCCATGATTTGTATTATTTTTTGATCCTCCACAAAAAAGAAAAAGACTAAAAATTAAAAGATATGAAATATAACCTAATAAAAACCATCCATTTTTAAATATAACGGACAATACCATTGGTAAAGCAATAATAAATAGAACTGTTAAATATCCTATTAAACAAACTATAATTGATTTTCTTTTATTTTTAATATTTTTTTTCATTATATTGTATTTATAATACCCATAAATATTAATAATCCAATAAGAACTGTTACTTTAAACCATAATATTCCCATGATTAAGTTTGAATCTTCAAATTTTTTCATTTTCAATTGTTTTTTCTTCTCTTTTGATTATACTAATAGATCCCATATTACGTTGATACCATTGTTCTAAATCAACTGCACTTTTACCACATTTACAAAAATCCATGGTATGTCTTTTATTTGAATATGATATTACTATATCTCCACATTCATTGCATTTCCAAGTTAATTTTATATAAATCATATTTTTCTCATTTTATTCTAAATTTACTATATAAGAAGATATTTCCAAAGCTAAATCCCAAGCTTGTTTATGAGTTAATCCCATTGTTTTAGATGTATTTGCAACAGGATTTTCAATTTTAATTACAATAGGATATCTTTTATCTTCTCTACCAAATACAGTAAGAATCAATCCACTATTACAATTATTTAATTTCTTCGGTGTTTTAAATATTTTTTCCATTTTATTATGTTTGTAAGTGTTTGAAATTTGCGTAAAAGTAAAAAAAAGTTCCCGTACTTTATATTACACTAATAAGTGCATAATTTCGAGGAACTCTTTACATCAAAATAGAAATGAAATATTTCTTTTACGAAGCTACTTTGAGCTTAACTGTGTCACCTTCGTTTGGTGATAAGCCCATTTCTCCAAGCTCTTCAGCTGTTTTTACAATATCACCGTTTTCATCTACAGCGTTGCCGTCTGCATCAATGATGTAGTCTTCCATACCTGTGATCTCTTCTTCTTTGATTTCAGTTACCACTTTACCAGCCTTTTCAGTGGTTGTAGTAACCTTTTCAGTCACATAAGGAAAAACGTTTTTCTGATAATGCCTTGCACATACCTCCAAGAGGTTATCAAGGTCATCTTCATCAGCAAAGAACTGATATGATCCAACAACTACCTTTTTCTTCAGGTAACGTCCTGTTGCTGGGTCGAATGTCACTGCCATTAATGGTTCAGACTTTCCTTCGGGAGTCATTGTGTGTGGTGTGTAGAGGTCACAATTGAAGGTGACTTTCAGTCCCCACATTGTGTCTCTTAATTTCACACATGGTCTTTTCTGTGCATCCATACCAGCTTTTTTGTATGTATCACCTTCAGGTAGTAATTCTTTACCCATACCATCGTTGTCATATAGACATTGTCTGAGAAAGTGATATAAATCAGGTTGGGTATTCTGGAATACCACGCCTGATCTGGCCTTTTTAGGGCCTTTAAATGATCTTTTTCCGTCTTCATCAATCAGTATTGTTCCTACTGGTTTGAATGCGGCGTGGATGAAACTCTGCGGTAATACTTTTGCGGCGGTTGCTGCAGCATTTGGTTTGGATCTCAAATCATAAATGATTTTGAAATTATTACCTTCTTTTTCTTTTTCTTTGCGTCCTACTACAATGATCTCATGCTCCTTTGAAGGCTGACGCATGCTAAACAACTCAGGATTGAGATGTAATAGCCTTGTTTTTACGTTACTCATTTTTTAATTTTTTTGTGTTTGTTTGTGTACTAGAAATTTATTTTAATTTTCGTGTCAATGTGCAAATGAAAAAGAGAGGTGATTGATTATATTAATAATAATAATTAAAATCATTCATTAAATCAATTTTTTTATGCTTAAATAATTAACAACATGGAACTCTTCCCTTAGATCTATTTGTTATATAATCACCTCTCTTTTGTGGGTGGAGCAGTCACGAATCACTCATTGTTTATCCAATAAATCCTATTGTATGATAAACAGTCTTTGCGTTATTAGACGACACCCTGAACCAATTTTTCATAATATTAGTGTTTATGAATAATTCAAGTTTAAAATAAAGCCCTGTTACTATACTTCTATACTTCGCAGGGCTTTCACAATTCATTTGGGACGTATTAATACGTTGCCATTATATTCAAATGAATTGTGTTTTTAATAAGTCAACAAATATGTTCTTATTATTTCATCTGATGCATTTTCATCAAAACCAAGGTTTGTTAAACCAAGTCTTATTTGGTTTATTTGTGCTCTTAGTTTCAATACTGGTTTTTCATTTGGTATGTAGGTATTCATTTTGTAGTATACCTCTCTTCCAAGTTCACTCTTTTTAATGGCTATTTTATCATTGGGTTTTACTCTTTTACCGATATATGAAAACTTTGTTCTGCATTCATCAAGTATTGCTTTAGCCATTATTAGATTTGGCTCAGTTGTTGTTAACCAAATGTATTTTGGTGGCCTTCTGTATTGTTCTTTTCTTTCTACTATTCCCTTTTCGATCATTACTGATGCCAATTGTGGAGCATATTTGATTCCTGCTTCTTTTGCTTCGCTTGCAATGCTCATGTTACAGCCATTTGGGCCTTTAGTTGTTTCTTTTATTGATTTCAAGAATGTAGCTAATAGTCTTGTGTCTATTTCTCTTTTTTTCATTCTCTTTATCGCTCTTTCTTCTGATCTTTTTGTTTTCATTTTATTTCTGTTTTGATTGAGTGATTAATTAAATTAAAAAGGGCTCATACTGTTATTAATGTATGTAATTAGCTTTCTCCAATTAGCTAACATTAAATAGTTTATTGAGCCCTTTATTCTTCAGCATCCCTACTGTTTAGAATATTGTTACAGCAATTACATAAATAATTGCTATTAGGAAGAATACAAATAATACATTTGTAATCCTTTTATTAGTTGTTGCTTTCATATCACAATGGTTAATATGATTACAATTGCTACTGCAGCTAAATATAGCTTCCAGTAAGTGCTTTCTTTCCAATAATTTGTTTTCATTTCTATATTATTTTGATTAATATTAGCTTGTGTATCAATAACAAGCTCGCACAATTAGTTATAGAATAATTTTATTTCCGGTGTAATTATTTATAACTATACTTTACACGCTTAGTCTATTTTTCGTCATGTAAAGGCTAAATAACACCGAAATTAATCTTAATTATTTAGCTGCCCAATGCATCCTATCTAATCATAGATGATAAATACTATGAACGGTATAAACCTAATAAGTCTACAATGATATTATCATCAATATGTGTTATTGATGTAGATATTAAATAACATGCCTATAACCATATATTGGGAACTTAGCATGTTTGACTCAATTGATACTAAGGGATCAACCGAATAAGTTCTATATATCATGACTAACAGAAATTGATATAAGAAAAGAGGCTATGGATCTCACGATTTGTTACAAAGAACAATTTCGTGCAGAGACAATCCAATTAGTCTTTCTGCTTTCTACCTCTTTATCTTTAAGCTATTAAGTGTGGTAATTATGTGTATTTACATCATATACAAAAAAGGGGACGAGCCCCTTATTCCTTCTCATCGATGCTTCTCAACCATTTAATCTTGATCGGTTTACCTTCCTTGCCAATGAAAGTCACGTCATCAGCCTTGTAACCCACGACTTCCATAGTAGATCCGATCTTAACTTTGGTTGGATTATGAGTCCTAACTTTCTCACTCAGTAACAAGAACCCTACATTCTGAGTGCACGACAGAGTTACCAGAAACCCGTTCTTTTTGTCCTTACTTGGGACGCACTTTACAACTTTTAGTGTTTTCATTTCATTTCTCTATTTTGATTAAGGTACTTTGTTCACTGGGGTACCCTTTACCCGCGTCAGCGGGTCGCCGGTGGTTTGATTGGGGTCCTTTACGCGCTTTAGCATATATAACCCGGTATGGGGGGTGTGTTTCCCAATTAAGAAAGATTATTACGTATAACAGGTATAAAACAACTAATAAATTAAATAAAATGGGTGAAAAGGAAAACATACCGGTTAGTGAAAAACCGAAGAGGGTATACAATGTAACACTACTCCTTAATGATAAATCATGGCATGAGGATATAAAACGATATGTATTTTATAAGGTTGGTGTTGGTAAAATTGATATAATAGTAACTGATGAAGATGTATACAGTTGTGATGAAACAGACTTACGTATAGTGAATAGTTTACTTGACGATGATAGATTTGAGTCAGTTGTGGTAACTACTAGTAATCATGCAATTACTAATAAAGAAATAGAAGAAGATGAAACAGCTTAGTGAGGAAAAAATACAGGAGTTAATAAATGAATGTCGTAAATATACCCCCCTTGATGGGCGGGTATTAGTACATGCCTTGAAGTTACGTAAAGTACGTCAAGAGGACTATGGGTTTGAAGTTGACAAAGACAATAAAATGAATGAGGGTAAAGACCCTGCTAAACATCGTGTTGAACTTAAAAAGGTTAGGCCGATGATCAATGCTAAATATCAATCTGCTATAGTGTTACAGACACCCATGGATGAGAATAGGTTTAAACCAGGTGATACAGTTATTTATCCTGTTGGGGCTATTAATCCATTTGATTTAATTAAGGGGGTATCATTGCTTAGGAAGTATGATGTGGCCGCTGTTGTACAGGACTATGGTGTTGAGGAACCCGAGGAAGACAGACATGCTATTCAGGAACCAAGGGCTTCTTTTAATATGGCGGGGTATAATGGTGTGTATAATTATACTGCACATTAATAAAAATAATTTAATTTTTTGTAACCTTTTATACGTCTTGTACGTATAAGGGTTGTTAACTGGCATACAAATAGTATGACTGAAAGCAGAAGTAACATAGGGCTCACCACCAAGAAATTCAGGTATAGTAATTAAGAGTGAGATAAGTCCCGGGGTCGTAGGAGTGCGCCTGGGTAGAGGGGGGCTAAACAAATGAACCGACTATGTTGCAGAAACTGGAAGATCCTACGGGGTTGAAACGAGTGAAAAATCAATCACTCGGGGAAACTTTTATTACAGTAAATGAAGAAAAGAAGTAACAAGGTTGGGGTTTAAACATTTGGCTACTAGGGTGTACGTGGGCGTGTAGAAAACGGCACTCGACATAGCTTCAGGGGCTGGGTTAAATACTCAGCCCTATTTTTTGTAACTTTTTTAAGGTTACTACGTATAAAGGGGTAAAGGGGAATATTATGAAATTAATAAATAGCAAAAAAGTTTTAGTAGTGTTAATTGGGCTAATAATGGCATGTAGTTTTTGTACTACTACCAGGTATATTACAGTTAGTCCAGATGGGGATACTACATATTATAGGCAGTATTATAATACACCTTATTATTATAATAGGCCTTATTGGTACGACTATTATAGGCCTTATTATTATGTGCCTATATATGTGGTGCCTAGCAAACCTAGCACTCCCGCAGTACAGCCAAATAGGCGAGTGCCTAGCGGTGGTTCTAGTAGTGGGGGGCGTAGGTAGTGGTAGGCTGTAAAGGTACTGTATGTGAATATTACAGGCGGCGTTATGAGGTTCAGAAACATAGGGATGCATACGTACCGGTTTTTGATTCTATGGATGAAAGGTGTACTCATCCTAAGATGATTGATTTATTTAACAAACAGCAATTACATGTACCAGATAGTATATTTGGGTCACCGGGTATTAAATTAATAACGATGAAGCAATGTCCAAAAAACGCAAACAAAACAAAGTAGTGATCGAGGACGATCCTATTTTAATTATAATTGATGGTAAGGCTTACTGGCTCTATCCTGAGTCTGATAGGCTCTCATCTTATGAAATAAATTATTAAGGTTATGGCAAAGGTATTTTATGAAATAGAGGAATGGCTTGAATTACTTTTACTAGCCGCTGCTACAGTAGTGGGTGTTTTAAGTATGTTTAATGTAAATGTTTTAAAATGGTTGACGGGATAAACAAAATTGATACCACTATAGACTATCCAGAATTTGGGTATAAAGTAAAGTATTATAGTGAAGACAGTCTGGTAGTTGAATGGACTGTAATAGATGAAAATGATGATTTATTAATGACTGGGGTATTTGACTCTAAGGACTATTATAAGTCTGTTTTTAATATAGTCGTGTCTAAGTTAGAGGAGAATGTATACGAGAATCTATTTTATTTATACTTTGAGAATATTAAGCTCAAGTGTATAGATATAGTAGAATTTAGGGATCCAGCAGAAGATTTATTGGATCAATTGTAACTTTTTTGAAAAGTATACGTATAAGGGTTATACATTAGAAATTTGTATTATAAATAAAAGAATAATGATGAACAAAGAAAGTGTTAAATTTCCAGCAGTTATTACTACTCAAGAGGTATTTGGTATACCAGAATTTACCGTGTTAAGGTTTGATTGGGCATCGGGTAAATATGTCTCTATTGAAGAGGAAGAAGATATTGCTGAGGATTATTACTATTCGGGATATGCAATTGCTATAGACCCGTATTTAGTTAAAGATAATATCGGTACCTATTTTGTGTACTCAGAACAACAGGAGAAACCTGAACCAATGGTAGAACATACAGTTACAGAAGAAGATGTTGAATTGAATCCAGGGGAAGATCTCAAAGAGGGAGATGAAGTGGAGTTGCCTATTGAATCAGAAAAGGTTAATTCCTTAGTTATAGACTGTTCCTGTGGTCATAGGAAGGTATTAGATGTCATGAAAGAAAATGGGTTAAATATAACTATCATGGCAGAAGATGAAGCTAGTTTTATAGAGTTAGCTTGTTCAGAATGTGGTGCATCTCTTAAATTATGGTTCCCATCTGATGTAAAGGATATAGGTTAATAAAATGAGTATAGAGAAAGATAGATCTCTTTCTAGAAAAAAATATTATATAAAAAATAGGCAACGTCTTTTAGAAAAGAGACGTGCTTATTATTATGCTAATAGAGAAAAACAAATAGAAAGAAGTAGATTATATCGTAAAAATAACCAAAGTAAAGTTAAGCAACAGCATAGAAAATATTATTTAAAGAATTATGCAAAGGTTATAAATAAAAAATTCGATATAGATTATTATGCTCTTTTAGAAAAACAGAATGGTTGTTGTGCAATATGTGGGATTCATTTTGATGAGTGTTGTAATAAATTATCAGTAGATCATGATCATGAGACTGGTAAAGTTAGAGAATTATTGTGTAATAATTGCAATGTTGGATTAGGTAATTTCAAAGAAAGAGTATATTTATTAGAATCTGCTATTAAATATTTAAATAAGCATAAAAATGAATATATTAAAAAAGAAAATACCTAAAGAAGAGATATATAAAGAATATTGTAAAATTCTTAATGGGGTGCTTCAGCTTTCCAATAGGGAGTCTGAAGTATTCTCATTTTTACTAAAAGCTGATTCCTTAAGTAAAGGGGGTGATATAAATACTAAAGGTATACGATCTGATATTATAAAATCATTGAATATAAGTGAGGCTAATCTCAGTAGGTATTTGGGGGTTATAAAAGAGAAAGGTTTAATAGTCAGGGGGTTCAATGGTAAATGGGTTATAAACGATATCATGAGACCTATTATAAAGGATGGTATATTTGAATTGAAATTTATTTTAGATGTCAATTAGTTATGTTATATCAGGATATATTAATTAGGGATTTAGCAGTAAAGTATAAGAAAGACCCGAGGATTATAGAGGCTATAGTATATTCTCCTTTTAAACTTGCGAAAAAAGTCATTAACGATGACATGGATGATAGACCGATAAGGATAAGATATCTTGGTGTATTTACACAAAAACATAATATGAATAAAACTAATAGGATGGAACGACTAATAAAGGATATAGAGAAGGACATGGCAAAGACTGCCGTTGTAATGGCAACGATGCTACATTTTCCAATCACTGGTATTGAGTCTGCGAGAAATGTAATTAATGCCGCAAAAGAATCTGATGATTATGAGAAGATCAAAATGATTTGGGATGCGTTGAAAGAATACGAAAGATAATATGCGTTTATTTGATATTTTAAATGGTAAATTAGTAATAAATCAACCCGAGGTTTTAGCAATACCGGAGTTTAAAGTTTTATGGGATAGGGATGAAGATGAGGATAAAGGGAAGGCAATGAAGGAACTTTCCTATGTTACATTTTTATGTGATGAAAGTATTACTAA